CAGCGACGTGGGAGAATCCCCTTTCCGGGTCACTGTTAGCGGGGTGGCTTGTCATAGCGCCCATTTGCTCCGCGCTGGCTTATAGGCCGCACATCTATGTCACAGGGGAATCAGAATCAGGCAAATCAACGATAATGGATAAAGTAATAAAGGCCGTCCTTGGTAGGGCTGCGCTCTGTGTAGATGGCGGCACTACTGAGCCAGGTATTAGGGATATGATGGGGCATGACGGCAGGCCGCTAGTATATGATGAGGCCGAGCCGTCACCTTCTATGCCTGAAGTGATCGGCTTGGCGCGCAAGGCTTCCACTGGGTCGGTGGTTAAGAAATTTGGGCAGCGTCCGTTCAAGGCGCGGTTCGCGGCATGTTTCAGCGCGATTAACCCACCAGTGAATAAAACGGCGGATGAGAACAGAATCAGCTTCATGCATCTTAAAAAGAACCGCAAGCCAACGGCCATGCAGGATTACGACGATTTGCTGGCACTCATAGACGAAACAATAACAGCAGATTTCTCCGAGAGGATGGTCGCGCGCACGTTAGAGAATATGGATGCGCTGATAAAAAATATCCGCATCTTTCAGCGCGCCGTGAGAAAAACAACAGGAGCGGCGCGTGCAGCGCAGCAAATAGGAACCATGCTTGCTGGTCTGTATCTATTAGGCCGCACGGATGTAATCGAGGAAGCGGCGGCGCTTGAGTGGGTCGGAAAATATAGTTGGACAGACCACACAATCGTTGACCAAGACGGCGATCCTATTCGGCTGGTGCAGCATATTACTGGATCCCTGATTCGGTACGCAAAGAGCGGGTCTGACATTACCATAGGTGAACTTATAAGCATGGCGTCAAAAGAGAGGGACGCATCATCGGATAAATTGCTAAGGAATTACGGAATAGCAGTGCGCGGTCAATGGGTGGACATAGCCAGCAGGTCGGCAAACTTGGCGCGGTTGCTCAAGGATACTGATTGGCACGATAAGTGGTCACGCACACTGGGGGACGTTGAGGGTTCGGAAAAACGCAGAATATCCTATTTCTCTCCGGGCATAAAGACCAGCGCGATTGCTATACCTCTTACTCTATTTATTGAGCAGGAAGTCGAGGTGCAGGATTTTTATAGTGGTGGTGAGCAGGAATTGGAATTTTAACCGAGGAGGATTATATGGACTATATAAAATTTGAAGATGAAATTATTTTATCAAAACAACATCCATTTGTTGCTAATTTTTATGTTCTTGTTGGCGATGATAATAATGGATGGGTAGTGAAATGGAGAGATTTTACCACTACGAGCCAAGATAGGTTTTTCGACAAAAAAGAAGAAGCGGAAGCATTCGCCTCAGCATTACGCGCAGGATGCCGGATATTGAACAGTTATTACACCAGCTTTTTTGATGAGTGCGACGGGCATCACTACTAATATGATTCTGCGCTCCAAACAGTTAGAACTAAACGGAGCCTGCACGAGTGAAGCCCGCAAGGGCTATAAGTCTATCCTCATTCAGGCAGCAACAGGATTTGGCAAGTCAGTATGCGCCACAGCCCAGATTCAAACAGCGCTATCCCGTGGTAAAAAATGCGCCTTTGTCGTGCCAAAGCGCGACCTAGTGCGCCAGATGTCCGCCACATTTTCCGATTTCAATATTCCGCACAGCTTCGTTGCGGCAGGTTATCAGTTCAATCCTTTTAGCTCGGTGCATATTTGCACGGCTGGATCGCTTGTAAACCGGCTGGATAAAATCAGCCCTGACGTGGTTTTCATCGACGAGACACATGTTGGGGCCGGTCAGCTAGATAAAATCATCAAGCACTACAAAGCCAAGGGTGCGTGGATAATCGGTTTGTCCGCGACGCCGACAAGATTGGACGGACGTGGGCTTAATTGTTGGTACGATACCATGGTGCGCGGCCCCTCGATTCGCTGGCTAATTGACAATAAGTTCCTATCAGATTACCGGCTATTCCAACCATCCATACCAGATTTATCCGGCATAAAAACAGTAGGCGGGGATTTTGCAAAAGGCGAGCTTAATAAGCGCATGATGGAAGATCGCGTGCTGATAGGGAATGCAGTCAGTCACTATAAATCGCACGCGCTGGGGAAAGCCAATGTTACATTCTGCACCAGTATTTTGCATTCAGAGTTAGTATGCGAGGCGTTTAATGCTGGGGGCGTGCCAGCAAAAACTATCGACGGAACCATGAGCGATGCCGAACGCCGCGCATTGATCCGTTCCTTTGCCATGCGCGAAATCTTAGTGCTGTGCAGCGTTGACCTTCTACATACCGGCTTCGACCTAGCCAGCAATGCCGGGATGCCTGTAACCGTAGAGTGCATGAGCGATTTACGTCCGACAAAATCACTAGCGCTTCAGTTGCAAAAATGGGGTCGCGTGCTGCGTTATAAGGAATCTCCCGCTATTATATTTGACCATGCTGGCAACTGCATGAACGCGGACGGCACGATGAACCATGGATTCCCATGTATGGAGAGAGAATGGACTCTTGAGAGCGTCGTCAAATCCAAGAAAGAAATGTCGGAGCGTTCATCGCCCATAAAGCAGTGCGAAAAATGTTTTTTCGTCCATCCACCTGCGCCACAATGTCCGAATTGCGGCAACGTATATGAGGTGCAATCACGGCTTGTGGATACAATCGACGGTGAATTGGTAGAGCTATCACCCGACCAGATCCGCCAAAAAGCCCGAACTGAGCAAGGATTGGCTAGGACACTAGATGATTTAATCGCAATAGGAAAATCGCGCGGGTATAAAAACCCAGAATTTTGGGCAGCAAAAGTTGCCAGCGGGAGGAACATAAAATGATCGACCACTACAAAAAAGGCACCGCGATATTTACCACGACAGACGACCCAGATTGCGAGGGCGTCACAGCCGCACGGGAATATATTATGATGTACGAGTACACCAAGGAAGAAATCAAGCTGGTGCGCCGTGATGGCGTGATTCAGGTGATAACTATTAAAGACATACCGTGGAGTGATATTCGTGGCAAAAAATGAAACGGACGTTACCAATAAAATCATGCTGGCACTTAGCCCGATGGGATGCGTCCTGTGGAAAAACGTGCGCGGGATGTTCCTAACACTCGACGGAAAACGCAAAGTGCGCGCGGGCATACAGGCACCAGGGAGTAGCGATTTAATAGGATTTAAGCGTATGGAAATCACGCAAGAGCACGTCGGCAAATTCCTCCCCGTGCTAACGGTGATCGAGGTAAAAACCCTAACCCCAAAAACCTACCCGTCACATGAGCAAAAAGATTTTATCGACTTCGTGCTAGAAGCGGGCGGATATGCTGGCGTTGCTCGTTGCCCGGAGGACGCTATAAAAATAATTCAGAATTACTTTGACACAAAATAAATACTTTGGTACAGATTGGGTATAGGAGAGATTATGGCTAAAAACCACGATATAGAAACTTACCCAGCGACATTGCGTCATGAGACAGATGCAGCTTGGCTATTAGACGTTGGAGAATCTGAGCCGGTTTGGTTCCCCAAAAGCCAATGTGAATTTGACGGGGATGAATTGCAATGCCCTGAGTGGCTAGCAATAGAAAAGGGGATAGCATGACACGCGAAATCATCGAAATCACCAGCGAAGACCAATGGCTGCAACTCAGAACCCACGACCTAACGAGCACAGCTATATCAGCCCTTTTCGACTTGTCTCCATATTGCACAAAATTTGAAGTATACCATGCGAAGAAGTCCGGCCTTATCTTGCCATTCGATGAGAATGAGCGCGTTAAAAAAGGAAAGCGCATCGAGTCCTACGTTGCTCAGGAAGTCGGACTTAAAATGGGTTGGGAAGTTCAACCGCTGAATGTCTACGCCCGCATCCCCGGTGAGCGCATGGGAAGCAGCTTCGACTATGAGGCAATCTGCCCAGTGCGCGGAAAAGGCATCCTAGAAATTAAGGGCGTTGATTATTTCCAGCATAAAGCGAAGTGGCTAGACGACGAAGCGCCGGAGCATATCGAGATACAGTTGCAGCATCAGCTTGAATGTATCGACGAATACGAATGGGGCTGTATTTCCGCCTGCACCAGCATCTACGATACGCACGAGTATATCCGTGAGCGCGACCACGATATGGGATTAGCACTGCGCACCGCCGCTAATAAATTCTGGGCAGACGTTGACGCTGGAAACGAACCAGCGATTGATTTCTACCGTGATGGGCCTGTGCTTGATTTACTCTACTCGAAAGCGGGTGGTGAACCCATCGACGCTACGAAAGACGAAGAACTGGATGCGCTGATTTCTAAGCACGTTCGGCTTGGCCGTGAGATAAAGGCAATGGACGCGGATCGTGATGCCGCCAAAGCGCAGATCCACCGACGGTTAGAGAATGCTGGTGGAGCCTATACCGCTGGTGGGAAAGTCACCTGCGGATGGACAAAAGATAGCGTCGGTAAGCTCGTCACCGAGGAAATGGTGGGGACGTATATTGGGGCTAAAAAGGGCTATAGACAGTGCTTAACGAAGATTATGAATGAGGAGAAGTAAGATGAACGCTACCGCTGAGAATAATAATGTCCTGCCAATGTCGGAACAGGGAATTGTCGCCTATAATGAATTCCGTGCGCAGTTGGCGGAACTCAAGGCTGTTAATGATAAAACAATTTTTCAATATTCTGATCCGAAGGGCAATAAGGCGTGTCGCAGCTATCTTCACAAACTAAGATTAACTAAAGGCGAAGTTGAGCGGGTGCGCAAACAAGAAAAGGCATCGTCTCTTGAATATGGGCGCAGGGTAGATGCGGGGGCCAAAGAGATAACCAGCGAAATCGAATCCATGATTGCCGTTCATGAAGTCCCGCTGCTTGAAATTGAGAACAAAGAAAAAGAGAGGGTTGCCGCCATTAAGGCGAGGATTGACCGCATCAAAGCAATGCAGGAGGCCACGGGTCTAGACTCGAAAGAGACGGCGCATAATTTAGAGCGCCTACGTGCTGTAGTGGTAGATGACAGTTTCGCAGAATTTCAAGAGGAGGCTCGTCAAGAGATAGATAAGTCTATCGCCGCTCAGGAAGCGCAGAATATAATCGCGGTTAAGGGTGAGCAGGAAGCCGCCGAACTCGCCCGTCTTCGCGCCGAGGATGAAGCGCGCAAGCAGGCCGAGCGGGAGGCGCAGATTGCGGCTGAGGCAACGGCACGAGCAGAGGCGGCAGCGAAAGCCGAAGCTGAGGAGGTGGCTATACGGGTAGCCGCCGAAGCCGAAGTCGCCGCCAGACGCGAGCAGGAAGCGAAAGAGCGGGCCGATAAGGCAGAGGAAGAAGCTAGGGCAGCGGAGCAGCGGCAGATTATTATGCTGAAGCAGGCCGAACTGGATAAGGCATCTGCGGCTAAAAAGGCGCAGGAGGATAAAGCCGCCGCTGTAGAAGCTGCTGCAAAGGCAGAGCAAGATAAGCTCACTGCTGCGCAAGATGCTGAACGTAAGGCCACGGAAGCTAGGGAGGCTGATAAAAAGCACAAGGCGAGAATCAATAGGGAGGCGCTTCAGGCTATTGTTGATGAGGCCCTCACTATAAGCCCAGACGATGCTAAAAAAATCGTCGAACTTATCGCGCAGGGTAAAATTCCACACGTTAAAATCATTTATTAGGAGATAGTATGCCAATTTTAATTTTCGACACAGAAACCACCGGCCTTCCTATTTTCAAGGAATCAAGCAGTCATCCAGATCAGCCGCACATCGTACAATTGGCTGCTATCTTAGAGGATGACGATGGCAATATCCGGTCAATGCTGAATTGTATTATCAAGCCGGACGGCAATTGGAAGATGGCCCCTGAAGCATTAGCGGTTCACGGCATTACGCCAGAAGTAGCGGAGCAATACGGACTGCCAGAGAAAACAGCTTACGACCTATTCTGGGGTATGCTGAATCAAGCCGATACGCTAGTTGCCCATAATCTTTCATTCGATTTTTTTATGCTTCGTATCGCGGCGAAACGCAATGATTTGCAAGAGCCAAAAGATATTAAGATTAAAAAGTTTTGCACCGTCACAGAAAGCAAGAATATTCTCAAGCTGCCACCAACCGAAAAAATGATGGCCGCCGGGATAAATGGGTTCAAGTCACCGAATCTAAACGAAGCGTACCAATATTTCTATGGAAAGGAAGTGGTCGGCGCGCATGATGCTATGAACGATGCAAAACATTGCCGAAAAATCTACCATGCCATTAAAAAATCAACCGCAGCGCAGGCTGCATAATTAGGAGAGTAATACCATGAACGCCGTAGCAGAAACCAAAGCACTAACTGTTGCCGACACCGTAAACCGCATGGAGGGCGAATTTAAACGCGCACTTCCGGCCCATATTCCTAGTGATCGGTTCACGCGCATTGCCGTGAGCGCGATTAATAGCAATCCCGACCTTCTAAGCCCAGAGATTGATCGCCGTAGCCTCTACGCTGCCGTTATGAAGGCCGCACAGGATGGCCTGGTGATTGATGGGCGTGAGGCCGCGCTGGTGACGTTTAAAGGCAAGGGCGGTGTTATCGCTCAGTACATGCCAATGGTGGCTGGCGTGCTCAAGAAAATGCGCAACAGTGGTGAGATCAGCAATATCAGTGCTGGCATCGTTTACCGGAATGAATACGACCAAGGACGCTTTAAATACATTAAGGGTGATACAGAGAGCCTTTCCCATGACCCGATTCTATTTGAGGAAAAAGGCGCGATGATCGGCGTGTATGCGGTTGTTACACTCAAGGACGGCGCAAAGGTACGCGAGTTCATGGACATGAAGCAGATTGATAAAGTGAAGTCAGTTTCTCGCTCCGCTAACTCAGACTTCGGCCCGTGGAAAAAATGGTTCGAGGAAATGGCCATTAAATCCGTCCTGCGCAAAGTCAGCAAGCTCTGCCCAATGAGTAGTGACCTCGACCAGGTATTTAAGAATGACGACGAAACATCGGATCTGGAAACTCCATCCGCGACCATCGTTAATGCTGATACTGGCGAAATTACCTCTGCCGCTGATAAACCTAAACGCAAATACACAAAAGCTGCTGAGATCGTGAAAAATGCGGTACAGGAGGAACCTCCAGTGCAGGAAGAATACGGCTACACGGATGCGGAATATACCGAATCTGATGAGGACGAACTGCCGCTGTAATAATACCGGGGATGGAGAAACCGCAAGGTTAGGCGTGTATGGACAGTATCGAGAATACCGGATGCCATCCCCAACAGATTAGGAGACACTATGTCAAACAGAGATAAAAAGCGCGTCGGAACCACGGTAGACATTGATGATGCCGAGAAGGTCGAGCGATGGCTTGAAGAAGACGGGCTTTCGATGGGTTGGTTTATGCGGAAGGCGTTTTATCTGCTGAAGAAAAAGGAGGGGCTGTGAGCAAAACCCCCGAAGTATCCCGCAACCAACGTGAGCTTATGAAGCGTTCGCGGGAGACTATGGAACGCAAGGAACGTGAGGAGTTCAACGCTACAATTGGCGCTGCAATTCATTACAAGCCGGGTAAGGTTAGGGGCGATGATACGAAGTGGGATTTTACTGATGATAATGTAAGTGTGAGGGATTAGGTGATGGACTATCGTATGCCAGAATTAGGCCAAAATATCCGCAATGCTCGTCTCGCTAAAAACTTCACGCTGGAGAAGTTGGCGAAGAAAGTTGGCACCAGCAAAAGCTATATCTGTGAGATCGAACATGCCAAAAGCAGCCCTAGCTTTTTGATTGTTTATGACATTGCAGAAGCACTCAATATTTCCTTGAAGAAATTATTTTAGAATAGTTGTTGCATTTAACGTATTGGTTCGCTATACCTAACTTATCAACCAAGGAGGAAGTCATGAAAATAGAACTCCAACAAAGCAGAATGATTAACCAGGCTGGATACGCTGTTACGATTCCAGCCGGTATTCATGAGATCGACATGAATAAGAACTATTACCGTGCTGGCGAAATAAGTCCCTATGATGCAGCACTTCTTATCCGTATGAAAGCAGCCAAAGTGGTAGGAGCATAATATGAGCAAACTAGCACACAGCGACCAAGAAACAATGGACATTATCGAAGCAATCAACCTTTGTGAAGATGAGGGAGATGGTGCTTTTGAAATACTGGAGGCCAATGGTTTTGACTGTTCAAGATTGCCTATCGAGTGGGAAAAACGATATGCGCAATGGCTATATTTTAACGTGAAATAGGGAGAGCGAAATGACTTATCAATCAGAACGTGCCTATATCACTCGCACTATGCGTTCGTATGAGCGTCCCAAAGACTTCTTCCATAGCAATAAATGGCTAGGAACCATGATTGTAATGGTAGGATTAGCTATTTTGTTGGGGGTTGCATGAAATTAACCAGAGAGTCACAAATAGCTGCCGATGAAGCTGCTCAACAGCTACGTCAATCTGGCCGATCTGGTGGCGCTGAGTAAACGATTAAATAACGGAGAACAAAAATGACTAAAGAAAAATCACAAGCCGAACTACAAATTGAAGCCCTAGCTGATGTTTTTAATATTGCGGGGGAAGGATTCGAGGAGTTTTATAAAGTCACCAAAGAGAAAGCGTCAGGCGACTCCAGCAAGGCAGCTTCCTCGGGCTACTCCAGCACGGCAGCTTCCTCGGGCGACTCCAGCAAGGCAGCTTCCTCGGGCTACTCCAGCACGGCAGCTTCCTCGGGCTACTCCAGCACGGCAGCTTCCTCGGGCGACTACAGCAAGGCAGCTTCCTCGGGCGACTACAGCACGGCAGCTTCCTCGGGCTACTCCAGCACGGCAGCTTCCTCGGGCGACTCCAGCACGGCAGCTTCCTCGGGCTACTCCAGCACGGCAGCTTCCTCGGGCTACTCCAGCACGGCAGCTTCCTCGGGCTACTCCAGCACGGCAGCTTCCTCGGGCTACTCCAGCACGGCAGCTTCCTCGGGCTACTCCAGCACGGCAGCTTCCTCGGGCGACTACAGCAAGGCAGCTTCCTCGGGCGACTACAGCAAGGCAGCTTCCTCGGGCGACTACAGCAAGGCAGCTTCCTCGGGCTACTCCAGCACGGCAGCTTCCTCGGGCGAGCATAGCGCCTGTTCTGCATTGGGCTATCGCGCCGCTGTTAAGGGCGACAAGGGCAATCTGATTATGGCCTCCGAATATATCAAAAAAGACGGCAAGATTATTCCTGTCGGCGGCAAAGCAGACCTCGTAGACGGCAAGAAAATCAAGGCCTGGTGTTGGTACATCGTCGAAGATGCTAAATGGGTAGAAGTTGATTTCACGGACGGCATTTTCTCGCGCGTTATCTCGACTCGACAAGGCGTTAAAAAAGTAAAAACCGACGAAGGAAAAACGCTATTTATCGTTTCCGATGAAAACGGCAATTCTGCGCATGGTGAGACAATTGCGGATGCGCGCGAAAGCCTGATTTACAAGAATGTAGCCAAATTTGAAGGCAAGCTTCCGAAATCAGCCACCGGCAAGGAGTGGATAGGTCTGTACCGCGCGGTCACTGGAGCATGTGCAGCGGGCGTTAAGATGTTCGTTGATGAATCCGGCAAGAGTCTGGATGACACGTATACATCTGCGCAGATATTGAAGCTGGTAAAAGGTCGCTTTGGTGCAGAGAAATTTGCTGAGAAAATGAAGGAGGCTGTATGACCCATCCAACCCCACAGGAAGAATCCCCCCGCAGCGATGAGCAAATAGCGGCACTTTATGTCGAAACGAACGGCTGCTATTTTGGTTTACAGGGTGTTGACCCATGGGACGAGCCGCGCGATGCTCGCAATTACGCAGGGCCACATCCGGTAGTAGCTCACCCACCATGTCAATTATGGGGTAATTTTGCTTTTGTGAATTACAAGAGATGGGGGGGCGAGCACAACAGGCCGGGGAATGACGCAGGCTGTTTTGCTTCCGCTCTTGCAAGTGTGCGGGCGTACGGCGGCATTCTTGAGCATCCGGCATTTAGCCGTGCATGGGAGCATTATCAATTACCGCGTCCCAAGAGTAGACGATGGTTCAGCGCTGTTGATGGTGAATGGGTGTGCGAAGTTTGGCAATCAGCATACGGGCATAAAGCGCGTAAGCGGACATGGCTGTTTTATTGTGGGGACAAAGCACCTCAATCGATGAACTGGGGTAGGCCAGAATCAACGCATCAGATAGGTTTCCATGACCAGCGTGGCAAAGACAGAAACAAGCCAACGATAAGTGGGAAAGCCGCATCTTCCACCCCTACAGCATTTCGTGATTTATTAATCAGTATAGCAAGGAGCGCCAGAGCATGACAAAACCACCAAGCAGCAGCGATGAGCAAATGATAGAGGCTTTTGAATGTCAGTACGGCTATGATGCCCACGAAAGAGAGACTAATTATTATCGCTGCGGATTAGCTATCTTTCGTAATGGCGTAGCTTATGCACAAGCCGCCCTTCAATCACCCCCGCAGCCGGTGGAAGACAATGCTGGCAAGACATTAAGTAGACAGCAGATATACGACAAGTTTTCATTTTTGGAAGGTCTTGTTAATGAGCGCACTTATCGAGAGATTGCTGAGGCCGCAATAAAAATTCAGGCACAAGCCATTGCATCTATGCAGCCGGTGGATAGCAGCGATGTGGTCGAGAAAATAGCCGAAGCCATTGGCAATGAAATGCGTAAAAAATATGGGTTGGGCGAAATTCCATTTTCCAGAATGAAAGATACGCAGTCTTCATTGCTACGTTATGCAAAAGCAGCCATCGCCGCCATGCAGCCTTGCGCGGGGATGGGGGAGGATGAGGCGGTGGAGATTATGATTAGGGCGTATAAAGCCAGCCCATTTTCAGGCTCGCCTCACTACTCATTATCAGGAACGATGCGTCACACCTACCGCGCCCTCCTCGCCGCCATGAACGGGAGTGGGAAGTGATAGAGATATGGCCATACTTACTACTAACCGCCGTGCTGTTTATCGGCCCACTGTTTGGGGAGGCATAATGTCACGGAATGAAATAGAAAAACAAAATCATCGCCTTAGGGAAGGCCTTCAAATAGCTATTAATGAGCTAAGCTATGTCTACCACAAAAGCCATGGAGCACGTCGAGCAAGGATAGGGGAAACGATCAAACTTATTGAAAATAAGGCATATTATGGGGTGGAGACATGACAGAGATCGTTGGGTTGAAAAAAGAATTTGCAAAACCTCCGTTTCGCATTTTCGGACTGACGTTTTGTAAGCACATTTGGAAGGAATATTGGGTGACGTTATCAGAAGATGTTCAGTGCTCTGCACAGCGTTGCGCTAGATGCCTGAAAGATAAAAAATAGGAAATGATATGGAAAAGATCATAAAAAATGCCGCCGAATATAGCAGCGTGCACATACCTAAAAATGTGGTGAATAGTTTCACCAAATGGCAACCACTACCGGAGGCTCCCCATGAACCATAGAACTCAACAACTACAGGCCTTAGTCAGCGCAGTCCTACAGCTTCGCAATAGCCAATCCCTGACAGCCACGGAGTATTCCACTTCCTGGCGTATTTGGGAGGCGCAGGCAAATGCAGCGCTAGCAATGCCACCGCATGATTGGCATTCAATGGATACCGCTCCCAAGAACGGCAGGGAAGTTCTTCTTTTCCTCGATGTGGGGCCGCATCATTACCAGCACCGTGTAGTCGGCTCATGGAGCGATGAGCAAGCGTGCTTCATAGACTGGTGCAATGAGCCTATCGAACTGAATATGAGTAATCAAATCACCGGTTGGACGGAATTGCCAGCACCGCCCACATTTGAAGGAGCAGCGAAATGACCAGCCAGAATGATGAGAGCCGGGTGGCGTTTGAACATTGGGCGACGCATCCCGAGTGTGGTGGTTTCATGCTTTCCATAGAGCCGCTGGACGAAATGTTCCAAGAGAAAACTGGGTCTACAACAGATCAATACTACAAAGACCGTGCAACGCAAATAGCGTGGAATGCATGGCAAGCCAGCGAATCCCGCACCAAGGCGAAATACGCGGAGTTGGCGGAGGCGGTATCAAACCTCAATCCTATTGCCGATATAGAATGGCATGGAAAATGGCGAGTGAAGGCGGTGATCGAAGCCCTTTCTCGCATCCAGAAAGGCGGGGCGTAATGGCTAGACAATCAGATGAGAAGAAACAAGTTGCATTGCAGTTGGAACTATCACGCCTACGTAAAGACAATGCCCGATTGATACCAATGCTTGAGGCTTTGCGAGATATTCGTAATGAGGCGCAAAAATCTGATGCCAATAAGACGAATCTGCGCAATGGCTGGCTTATTCAGCGAACTACAGAAGGACTCCAATCATGAGCACCCCCACCGAAGAAAACCAAATCTATAATACACGCTATAGAATACGTTTCGGCGGTCTATCCATATATGGTAAGTATTGGATCCTTGAGCGCAGATTTCTGTGGTTATTTTGGCGCTTCGTGACGCTCGACCATAGTCTTGAAAATTTAAAATTAACGGCTACTAAAATTATCAGAGTGGAGATGGAAAATGGAAACCGATAATATACCCCCGACACAGCGCATTTACGAGTCATCGTCCGCGCCACCTCCCCATGGCGTCATCGCTAAGACGGGAGGGTAGGGAGATGAGTAATATTTTTGACAAAATTCTAACGTCAGTGCCAGTCAATAAGCAAGCCGCTGCTGGCGGTATTAACCAAATGGCTGAAGAAAATGAGCTGGTCCAACTTCAACGAAAGGCTCATGATTTTCAGGTGGCAATTAAGTCTGCGAAAAATAGCCGTATTAGCAAAGATGATATTTACCAAATGGGCATAGAATTAAACGCAACAAACACGCGGATTTCAGAAATAAAAGGTATACGAAAGCACAGGTCGAAAGCCTCCATACCATTCTTTTTTGTTCGCGCGTGTGAAGAAGAAATGTCTGGCCCTGAGTTTCGCAGATTTATGAAATTAGCGAATCAAAAATTGGACGCGGAGATGGAAACAGAGAAAGGAAACCAATCATGAGCCAGATTTCGGAACGGGATAATTGGAACGATGAAATCAATAAAATATGGTCACAAATTCAAATGCTCGTAAAGGCCGACATGCGATACAAAAGCAATCGGCTTCTATTATGCAATGAAATATACGATATGCTGCAAGCAGCCAAAGCATCCGCTGGACCGACACATTCAAGAAACAATGGATTTACTATACAAAACGAATCTTCAACCGCGAAAGTAATTATTGAATCCCCATCGTCATCTTCTGTCAAAACCAATGATAATGGAGATATAGAAGAACTCTTAGATGGGCCGCTTGTAGTGCGGATAGTAGATGAAGCATCCGCTGGGGCTGTGGAATCTCGACAATATGAAACTATCGTGAGATTGAAGGAAGCGCTTGGTAAAATAGGACGTATGCGGTGCTATCCTGACCATAAAATCAATACGACTACGCTGGTGTTTGCCGCACAGATAGCCCGTGAGGCACTAAACCCCATCGCTTGCCCACTTCCCGCCTCACCACGCGATAACGATGGAGAGATGTGATGAATAAGGATTGGATGATTATTTCATGGCGTCATAACGATCATATGGACGGTGCGTATGGTCAGTTGATGGAAGAGTTTAACGGTACCTATGAAGAAGTAACGGATCGAGCACGAAGATATGTTCCGGATTATTCACCAGTTGGAGTTGTAGGAGTTATATCATGACCAATCTATCCGCCGTCTTGGCTAAGATGAATGAACTGCTTGACTGTGAGGAGGAAAATCTACGCAGTTGCCCACTAGATCTTCCATACGCATTCCGCGAGGCGATGGGGTTGCTGGAGAAGGTGAGCGAGTATCACCAGTGCTCGGAAGTTCGGGAACTTCTACAATCACACGGCATAGGAGAACGTGTCCAACCAGACATCACCTTCATACCAGATCAATCAACAGCGGAGTATTAATATGAAAACTTACGCCGAAGTCCTAGAAGCACTCAAGAAACGCACCACGAAAATCCGCCCCTATGCCTATCGTGATCTAACGCAACAGGATCGCAAACGGGAGGATCGACGGAAGCCACTTATGGTTCAGGAAGATGCCTAAAATCCCCCTCACAACCATTCTCGTTGGCGTTGGCATAGCCTATGTGGTTGGGGTTATAACGATAGTTGTTATGGATACAAAACGATGAACGCATTAGAAGCCAGAAGACTCCGCGCCACTGCATTACTCACCATGCAAGCGGCTATGCGCGCTCCCGGTAACAGTCTAGACATTCAGGAACGGCGAAAGCAAGCTACGAAGGCTTATGCAAAGGCTAATGCGGAGTATGAGCGGCTTAGGAATCTGGAGATGGACACCATATGAACCTCGGCACAGCATACCTCCAATGTAGTATTTGCCACACGCCAACATTAACTACTTGGGATAACGCAAGTAACGCTAGCATATCAACGGCTGTTCAATCCGTCCCATCATGCAAGTGTGGCGCTGGTATGATTAATATGCTATACATTGGTGAGACATCCCGCGAGATATACGTGCCAAAGGGTTAGTTATGCAGCTAGTTGTATGCCAGAGCGATTCAGAAATCCTAGATTACCAAATCAATGAACAGCATGTACGCTTTGATTGCGGTAAATGCGGTCTTAGAAAATTCATGAAGATACGAGAGATTGAAGAACACGCTGCAAAATGTGATCGGTGCAAGAGAAATTAGCCTCTATCCTGCCACATTGCAACAATGCCGTTATGCCTGATTGCGCACTGGTAATACTCATTCTGTATGTAAGTTATATAAGAATCAGGACTAGAACCAGTAATAGGATCATCTAACACTCCGCATTTAGTTAGTGAATCCGAGGGCGGTTGCGCCTGCACGATTTGTGGCGATAATTGATCGCATCCTTGCAGCAGTAAAATTGCACTTAGTATCAAGAGGCGCATAGGTAATACCTTTCGTTTGCTCGTGATAAATATTCAGCGCAGTTTCAATCTTTTTTCCGGCTTGATCTGCTGCGTCCTGGCTTTTTTGCTTTGCTGCGTCCAGTTGGTTTTGCAATTCCAGTTTTCCGGCTTGACACTCTAGGTTTTGCCAATGACTTCCGCACCAGAATGACGTTACTATAGCTAGTCCCATCACTATCCACCTTAGCATCGCAAGGTTTGTCGTCAACCACGCTAGAATCATCTGGGTTCCCCTGTCTGGTTAATCTTCCACCGATTCCTAATGCTAAAAGTCCCATTGTAAGACCTTCTGCAACTCCATGTGGTGTTTTATCGCGCAATTCTTCTGGGATATACAACCATGCTCCCTGAACTGAAGCAGCAAGCACCATGCAATTAATTGAAATCCATCGCCATGATTGACGCCAATCTTCAACAAGTCTCATAATTTCGTTGCTACCCATGCAATTACATTTTTAACAAATGCTTCTGCATCACCGAACAATGCTACCGCTTCGTCTTCCAGATGGGATAGCACATGGGGAGAGAATACAGGGCCAGCACTTGGTTCTAAAGCGACGGGCGCGGCTTCGACAGTCACAGGCGCAATCGCATCGACTGGGGCCGCTACGGGCTGGGGGAATTCAACGGCAGCACCAGCATCGTTGAGATTGACCGATTCGCCAGCGGATGCAACTGATCCGGCGCTTTCGTTTGGGACTTCTGCCGGTGGTGTTGCCTCAGTGGCAACCTGTTCATCTACAGATGGGATGGTTTCATCGGTCATAAAATCTCCTATGCTATTTCAAAATGGTCATAATCGGGTTTAGCAGTCTTGTAATCACCACCCCATATTAACCCAATTTTCTTCCCAAGTATACCCGCAAGTGAATATCTCTCGTCTTTCCCATCCTGTACCATACGATTATTTTCGTCCAATACAGCGAAATCGAAGGCTTTGCTGGCTGGACTACCATTTATGGTGAAACAGTGCTTACAGGTCAATCCCGTGGATTTAGTGACGCCTTCTGCGTGTAGTTGGTCTTCCCTAGCTGGGTCACGCCATGTCTCGGTAACAATCACATGCAATAAACTAGCTTCACATTCTGCCAAAAACTGTTTGCATAATGGCTCCAATGAGGGATGAAGGTCATCTAAATTACGGTCTGGCATAAATCATCCTTGTTTGCATTTGTGTTTGCACTTGGGCCTGAGAAGAAGATGGAGAGATTATTTTCAATAATTGAGGATAGTTCATAAAACACATTAATGCAGATAAAAAACCCGCCGCTAACATTTGATTACGGTTTAATTTATCCAGTTTATTATTCACCGTTACAAAGGTTTCACGAATAAGGGCAAAGTGTTGCTCATCAGCTTGAGCATGTGCAACAAGCAGCGCTTCAGTACTTATGGCTTTATCGCGGGTATTATCTGTTGATCGATGATGTTCCATAATGGCTCCTATGGTTGCGTCTGAATTGAAAGGCTGAACGTAATTGCTCCGCTTGCAGTGCATTGCAAGAAGCCATTATTCATGGTCATCTCAGTCCCAGTTAGAACAATTTGATATTGCCCTAAGCCTATCTCAGTCACAGCATTAGAAGTTGAAGCAGCCGCGCCGCCATCTTTTGATATAACGGATGCCACGGTTAAGCCAGTTTTGGGAGCACCCGTGGTTGCGTTTTGCATCAAGAACTCGAATGTGGCAGTTGATCCTTTTTTACGGTTGGATGTGATGCCAACAGTTGTCGCAGCGTTTGCCGCAGTGGTGACGGATGCCTTCATGGCGGAAGTCAAATCGCCAGAAGTAGCTGCATTTGTCAAATTAGTTACAGTGGTGATAGTTCCAGCAGTGATATTAGTCGTATTGGCTACCGTACCCGTTGGAAATGTAGCCGCGAGGAAGCCAGTGGGTTGAGTATAGGTCGCCATACGGCTGCTAACAGTAGTATCAAGATTCGATGCGGTTAGACCAGTAACAGACCCCACGCTTCCTGTAACATTACCAGTAAAAGTTGTAGTTAAACTGGTGGTAATTGTGGTTGCTGCGTTAGTTCCTGCAATGAATAATCCATTGGCTGTCCCGGGTGCTACCCCGCTTGTATAGAGCGATTTACCAATGCTGCTTGAAACAGTGAAATCTCCCGAAGTTGCATCTTGCCAAACACCCGTAGCAATTGCGGCAGCAGTAAGTTGATTCGTTACCGTAGTGACGGTTGGAATGGTAACACCACTTTGTGTTGCCTGCAAAAGTAATTTACCAGCACTAACGCTTATTTGGTCAGTTCCAGTACCGCTTGTAAGTAGGCTTGCATTAGTGGTAACTGCTGTATTGGGCAATGCAGATAGACCAAGATGTACTGCATCCGTTGGATCGAAAGCAACCACATAAGCCGCTATCGTATCTGAAGGATCGCCACTCGCTGCCGTGGCATGAAGTGCTATGGGACCATTTGTGTTTGAATCAGTTGCATTACCAGCGACCTTATACCATCCATTAGCAATCTCTGTCACGGCACCAGATGGAGAAGCAAAAGAGCCGCCATTTTTAGATATGGTCACAGTGGGACTAGCCCCAGTTAATGCTGTGATATGATCGGATGACTGCACCATAAGAAATAATAATGGCGCACCAGAACTTCCGTTTTTAATGAATATTGTCATATTAACCCCACATTACTTGTCTGGAACCAGCGCGTGTTCCTAATTGTGATAACGTGCGCCGAAAAACTATAGTGACAGACACTGGAAGATAGGTAATCGCAATTATACCGGGCGCGCCCGCGCCTGCCGTACCTTGAGCAATAGCGCCGCCACCTGAGCCACCACCCCCACCACCGTAACTGCCACCCGCACCAGCATTCCCGGAAGTTCCGGATGTTGCACCTGATGCGCCCCCTGAGCCACCACCGCCTGCACCAGCACCGTGGGACGAATCAAAGCAATTATCGCCTGTACCAACGCCACCCTTACCTGTTGAACCAGAAGCACCACTACTGCCTCCCGATCCCCCTCCACCACCACCATCTCCGGCAGTACCGTTGCCGCCATCGGCAGTTACTGTATTAGTCGTCGTTCCTGCTGTTCCTGAGCCGCCACCAGTCGTTGCATTACCACTGAATGTGCCTGCGCCACCTGCGCCATGTGTGGCAGTCCCAGCCGCACCGTTCGCTGCCGCGTTGTTAGGGCCGCCGCCACCTCCGCCACCGCCAGCAGTGTTTCCACCTTTACCGCCATTTGATGCCGCGCCAAGCAATCCACCCGCACCGCCACCCGCACCGCCACCACCTGTCGATGTTCCTGTTGCTCCACCAGTTCCACCCGCTTTCTTGGTTGTTCCTGTAGAATTTGCGACCAAGCCACCTTTACCAGTCGTTGTTCCGCTCGCGTTCGTACCAAAATCAGCGATACAAGAAGCTGCGAAAGTACTTTTGGTAGAAGAGCCGCCAGCACCTATAGCCACCGTAACCGGACTGCTAGGGCTTTGGTTAAATACGATGGCATACGCACCACCGCCCCCACCAACTCCGCCTGTTGTCGTTGAACCAGCGGCCCCGTTACCACCTTCGCCTATAGCCTCGATTGTATTGTTTGCCGTATTAAAATCGCCTGGCACTGGCCAAGACGTTGTGCCTGTCAGAAGAAAAACTCTAGTCACAGTGACTGGAGTATAGGTGATAATGATAAGACTCTGGCCACCAAATCCTTGCGAACCACCAGTTCCTGTTGCTTCACCGCCCGCGCCACCACCGCCACCGCCGTAAATAGCACTGTTACTACCGCCCTGGCTAACAAGAGTTGTGGCATGGCCGCCCCCCCCCGCGCCACCACCGGCTCCAAAAGAAGAACTCCAAGCAGTATCTACACCACCAACACCGCCGGTTCCGGCGTTACCTACAGTCCCTGCACCACCTCCGCCACCTCCGCCACCAGAAGTGCCAACGCCTCCCACCGAACCGGTAGCTCCAACCGCCCCTGATGCCCCAGCGCCAGAACCGCCCGTTCCCGCGCCGCCCGCACCGCCATTACCGCTTGCATCCGGGTTTAATCCTACTCCTGACGTTCCACCATTAGACCCCCCGCCACCACCGCCGCCAAGATGTGTGGCGTCTGAAGTCCCGCCATTTTGACCGGCTCCAGTAGGCCCAGCAGAACCACCACCACCACCACCACCGGCAGCTAACGCTGAATTTCCACCAGCACCCCCGGCATATTTTGTAGTCCCCACACAGTTCGCTACTAGACCACCTGCGCCGCCTGTCGTACCACTCGCGTTAACCCCGTGATCGGCCACCAAAGTTGAGCTGTTTTTGAACTGCGTGACAGTAGTATTAGTGCCAATCTGGATGGTTTCGCTAGTGCCACCCGCATCACTAAAATTTGCAATGGCGGAGTAGGCACCACCCCCGCCACCACCACCACCTGTAACGGTAACACCCGCGCCGCCATCACCGCCATGACCAAGCGCCTCAATCGTATTGGCCGCTGTATTCCAATCGACAGGAAGCCTAAATGTCGTACCGCTGAGAATAAATACTTGCGTCACCGCTTATTCCCGCTCTTGAGGTTTAATCGTTGCCATCGCCTGCGCTACCATCGTGTGAATATGGATATGCAAATCTTCGTGCGTCATTTTATTGTAGACGTCTGGATGAATCGGAATGTGTGCATGGCCTTCTGGATGCCATGCTGGATCGCTAAGATTCTCAGCGTCGATAACAACCATGCGCGGCTGTTCGCTTTCGACATGGTAGACAACTGTTACGTTATTTTTTGCCATATAGTTATCCTATTATACTAAAAGATGATTGTGAAATACCACCAGAAGCAGACAAAACTCCACCAGATAATGTTAATCCAGTGCTAACCGTAACATCACTAAAAACTCCAGAATTATTATATCCAGCTAAGGTGTTATTAGAACTTGTTGCCATTGATATAGTCCCAGTAGTTGTAATTGGACCACCAGTAAGCCCTGTCCCTGTATTTACCTGAGTTACAGTCCCTGACCCAGGGCCAGTGTTAGAAATAACACCGCCAGAAAGTGTTAATCCACTACCAACTGTTACCGTAGAAGCAGCGCCAGAGTTATTATACCCCAACAACTCATTTGCAGCCCCATTAGCCATTTTAGCTTGAGTAACGGCATTATTTGCTATGGTTGTCACAAAACTGTTGGCAGATGAAGTAACATCTCCACTTAATGCCGCTGTACCTAAATTTGCACCAGAGAAAGCTAAAGTTGGGCCAATCTCAATATCAGTTGGCGTTGTGATAGATACCGATGGATTGCCCATTAAAGTCAAAGCAGGGTGTGTCGCATCAGAAAGTGTGATCGTTCCGTTCGATGTAATAGGCGATCCAGAAGCGCTCAGAAAGAAACTATCGGCGGCTAGACCAACGCTAGTCACAGTTCCACCTGAAGCAGAAGATGAAATTATATATGGACTTAATGATGTCCCGCTACCAGATAAAGCGATATTGGATCCAGCCGATATTTTACCGCTGATAGTCGTGACAGTCGCAGCATTGCCAGAAATGTCGATTTCAGCAGTTCCCGCACTGATATTTGCAGCCGTTAAATTTGTAAGTCCCGCACCATTCGCTGCGATTGTCCCGCCAGTGATATTAATATTATTATTAACCTGGAAAGCCATATTACCAAGGCTAGAAAGTGTCGTCAGTATCCCATTAATATCATTAGATGCGGCTAGAAAGTTCGCACGAATGGGCGCAGATGCTAAATCAGAATCAGTACCAGGTATGGCTGTGTTGATAGTGCTTGGCATACTAGACAGTCTCATCCCATGTTAAAGGAGGCTGAGTAGAGTCCCATATTAAACCCGGCGTATCCCAACGTAACGGCTGAGGAGGAGCACTAAGCGCAATGCTCGTATCGGGGCGTGGTTTGCGCAGCGCTATAGCATCTGGAGCAATAGGTTTTTCGCGCCATGGATCCTTAGGATCTTCGCAATCATCACAAACGCGCAGTCCCGGTGAGTTCTTATCTGCATGAAGCTCGGTGATTTTGTACTTAAAATTACAGCGGTCACAAACTGCTATAGCTACTCTATCTGAGAAGGTTCCCATTATTCATCTCCCGCTACTAGAGGAGTATCGGGGCGGGGGTATTTAAGAGTGATAGCATCCGGCTTAGGAGGGCTGAGTTTCCACGGGTCTTTAGGATCGGCGCAAGACTCACACACGAAAAGACCGCGTATGTTACCATCATCACGTAGGTCAATATAATTATACTTGAAGCAGCAGCGGTCACAGATTGCTATGGAGGCGCGCCCATCGGAAAATCCAGCCATCACCGATACCCATTATTTCCGCTGCCACCATAACCACCGCCCGTATATCCCGATATTTGGTATCCGAGGAAGAAGTCTGAATGGTCCCGCTCATTTGTCCACATTAGTTGTCTAGCTTCTGTAGCCTTTGCCTCAAGAATTGGTGCGCGAGATAAGTCAGCACCAGGAAGAATATATATAATTCTGGCTGCTAGGCTATACAATACTGTGTCTAATGCTCTTGGCGGCATCTCAATCGTATTGGAAAAATTACCCACATTTTGCAATACTCTGCGTCTCCAAACCACAAGAGAATTGAATGAATATTGACTCGCTGGCCAAATCCAAGCCTGCGGAATAATCTGACGATCAAACCAATATTGCAGAGGACGACCAATCTGGTTTTTATATGGTAAATTCTGATAATCGTCTTTGTTTAAGCGCGAGATGATGATCTCGTTGCATGACGTGCCAAATACAAGCTCAGTCACATTCAGCGTGCCACCCGATGTCTCACGCACGCGATAATATTGCGCAGCTTGTGGAGCACTAACATCCTGCCAATACCACTGGCCCACCGTGAAGGTGCTAACGCCTGCTGCCGGTACAGATTCAACCCATGTAGTACCGTCTAGGGAATATTCATAGACTGGGTTTAAATCGCCTGTAGCATTGGCTAAAAGGCCAACGGTAACGATGGTCGTCATCGTCAGGAAGTTGTACGAGATATTGCCGTCTGGAGCAGTTTGAACGCAGGCAGTAGTCAGACTTTGATCGAACGCATTAGCTGCCGTACCGCCTGCGCTAGATGCAGGAAGGCCACCTGATGGAAGGTTATTGAACCGATAAAGCACATTCTCAAGATCAATCGTATCTTGGCTGAATTGGAGTAAATTTTGATTGAGATTTAGGCCGTAGATTTGCTTGTCAATGGTCCAGAGAAGCGTTCCTTCCTGAATCATGCTGTTTAACATCATTTGGAGTTCGTTTTTTATATCCGATACTTCTTCGGCACTTAATCTGCCGGGTAATTGACCACAGCGGCGCACAGACATTTCGATTAAGTCCATAACCGGGTAAGAAACGGGCGCTACTGAATTTGATGTGGTCATTGGAATAGCCCGCTGGATGAAAAACAACGAGCGCACGCAGATCCGCGCTTCCTATCGGCAATAGTGGCATAAAATACTTGAAAGAGCAAGATAGTTGTCAAGTTCCACCACATGTGGTATGCATGGGTTTGGGTGCAGTGGCATAAAACGCCTAAAGTGTCCCACAGAGAGTAGGGGATTTGGGAGCCGTGAAAACGACATTTACCCTATACTGTACCCAATAAATATGGAGAGTAGTATGGCTAAACTTACCACCAAATCTAGAAACAAACTACCAAAGAGTGAATTTGGTCTTCCTAAAGAAGGCAAATATCCCATGCCCGACGCTAGTCACGCTGCCAACGCTAAAGCTCGCGCTACTCAGATGGTAGAGAAGGGTAAACTATCTGAATCAGCCAAGGCGAAAATTGATGCTAAAGCAAATAAAGTCCTCGGTAAAAAAGGCAAGTAAAGGACGCCCCAAGTAATTAAAAACTGCTTGGGGATGATCCTAGTTCTGCTTTTTCTGTAGATATTCACCAAGTTCCTTACGCGCCACAATCTTGGCCCCTGCAGGTTTTACACCCAATGCGCGCTCCATCACCGATAAATGACTACCGGGCTTAGATTCTGCTATATTAGTAATAGAAAATGGCTCAAATCCTTTAGCCACATAAGCAGCTTGCGCCACGCCGGGCGTACTTTCTACCCACGATTTAGATTTTGGATCGTAGATAGGCTTATTCTTCCAATCCGTATTCATCCATGCATCGAATAAATTCTTAGGCAACGACGCTACTTTATTGGACGCCTCCTCGGCAATTCCAGAAAGCGGCCCCTTGCTAGGAATAGGGCGCAAATTCTCAACTTCTTTTGCATGGCCAGGTAATACGCCCCGCTCAGGAACATTCCGGCCAAGCGTATGGTAAGTCCCACCTGTACGATAGTTAATCAAATCCTTTAAATCTTGCTCACTAGGCGTCTTGCAAGTTTTTAGGTACGTCATTGTTGAGTTCGTGGCCGCGTATAAAGCCGCCGCGCTTGCTAGATAAAGCGGGCGGTCTAGATTATCTGGATTGAACTTCTTGCCGGTAGCGGCGTCATGAAGCATACGGTACATATCTAGTGGTGGACCACCAACCTGACGAATCAGGCCCAAATCCCAGCCGGGAGCACGGAAAGCTAGGCCAGTGACTTGTTTCGACATCTTGTTCCAAAAGATATTTTCCATATTCAATTCACCGAAGCGATCATCAATGAGATTGCCGATGCGGCTTTGCTGGACCTGAATTTGCTCTTTTGATGCCAATGGATTCTGGCGTAGCCAATCACCCATCAAATCCATAAATGAACTCATTTTGATAGCTGGAATATAATGGTCGAATAGCGGTGCGGATACGTCACTAACTACGCGACCCATGACTTCTGCACCTGATTTCAGCAAGCCAAGTCCATAACCTTCTTTAGCTTGCTTCTTGAGCTTATCTAGAAGTTCGGGTAATTCTCCACGTTGTGCGGCCTTATAAAATCCTCGATGCGCCATTCTAGATAATGGATCTTGTCCGAGGTGGAGATTCGCCTTAGCAAAATGATCTGCCATAGCTTCCATATCTACACCATGGTCTTTGAGTGCTTTATATTGTTCGATACCTTTTAGACCAATTTTATAATGTGAACCGCCCATAAAAGCGGGTTTTGCGAATTTCTTGGCTGCGTCAACAACGCCCTTCCAATCACCAGCTTTTGCATTTTTTAGTATACGCGCAAAATCTTGGTTTAGAGACTGAATCGTAATTGTGCCTGCGTGATAGGTAGACAAGCCCAATTCCATCATCGTATTGGCGTTAATAGCGCCTCTGGCTAGTTCATATACCGACTTAGCCTTAGTATCTTCAAAACCTTTCGAGTAGAAACGATTGTAGATCGTCGCCACATCGGACGGAGCATATAGCTGGAGGGTTCGCGCAGGAATGAGTTTGCCGCTTGCAGGATCGACCTTGGCGTTCTCAATCCGTTCGGCATTGTGACCAACCAACGGCTCATAACCGTCAGGCTGTATTCCCTTTGCATAATAACCACCGCCCAAGTCCTGGGTGATAGACCGCAAAGCATCTACGGAAGCAATATAGTTGTTCATTGATCCAACGTAACGAGAAACTGCACGCACAGGGTTAGGCTCTTTGAGTTTAAGGCCAGCAGCAAGCCCTTCTTCAATTGTTGGAATCATACGCTTCTTCAGACTGCGCAATGAGCCTTGTTGGGCAATAAAATCGCTTGTAAACTTAGCCGCCGCTGCTTCGTCGTCCCACATATGGGTGAAATAATCCTGCACGAACCGCATCTGACGATTTTCCGGCATTGACTGAAGTTTTGCCTTCGTGCGGTCATAAACCTTGCGTATTCCGTCTGCCATGCCTTGGAGTGACGGATCTTTTAACTTTGCACCTTGGCTACGACCCTCAACGTATTTGTAGAAATCACGTTGTCCAGTATCATCAAGTTTAGATGACTGCTTGGCAAACTTTGTCAGTTCGGTTTCATCAATGGCTTTCCTGCGTGATGCTTCACCATATGCCCTACGAATAGCGCCCGCTGTTTTCTTCGCGCCTTCACCAGCCATCGTCGGAGCGATAATATCCCGTATATCCTTATGAACGCTTACTGGAGCCGCACCACCTTCATCACTCAGTACGCGCTGCATCAGACTATCTTCACCCAGAGCATCGTTGATTAGCTTTTTAATCTGCGTGAGGGTTTTTCCCTTAGTTTCGATATTCATCGTATGGGCGACATGCTCGACATAGGCCGGATCATTTGCTTGTTGCTCTGCCGACTTCTCGCGCTTGTTTAGGATTTTATCAGCATCAACATCACGGAAATGCTCGCGTCCACCATTAGTATCATTAATGAGATCATGAAAATCAGGAACCGACATACCTTCTTTGATATAGCCGTGTTGCTCTGCCAGCTCGCGCATAGTATCGACGGGTTTTCCATTTTGGCTGATTAGATCTTTGTGGCCTTGAGACAGAAGGTCGCCAGCATCATGAATATCTGGGCGGATTTTTCCGTTGTTGCGGATGAAGGTGTAGAGCGACGTTGGTTTTCCAATTTCGGATGGTTTGACGGTTTGGTTGGTTAGGGGTTTTTGCTCTTGTTTAGAAAGAGAATCCTTCCAAATTTTAAGCAATTTTAATGGCTCATTGGTAACTGATACCGCGTGAGGGAATTTAGTACCTCCAGTGCTATCTCCATACATCTTACTAAGAGATAAATAATCCTTATCAGAAAGATCGCTTATAAATTTTCTGACTTTATTAATTTGCTTAACAATGGGATGCTTTCCGGCTTCTGGAAGTTGTTCAAAACTTCTGCGCGCGGGTAGTTTTGGCTCAACCAACTCAACCTTATGTTCGGTCATTGCGGGTTCGGTTTTCGGCTTCACATCCAGCAAATCAGTCTGCCGTTGCGCTCCAGTATCAAACAAGCCCTCATCAGGTGCTTGCTGTGCTTTCTTGGCCTGAAGTGGTTGCTCCATCTTGCGTTCAGCTAATGCTTTCTCAGTAATCTTCTCAGCGCCGGGAATGACCGTTTGCTGTCCTTGTGGTGCTTGCTCTATTTTCGCTTCAACTGCTGGCTTCTTCGTATTCTCGTTCTTTAGCCAATCCTTGAATCCATCAACATTTGTTGCCGTAACATTGCCGATTCGTTGCTCACCGCGACCATCAGAAAATGCATTTTTATAGGCATCCACGGCTTGCTCTTGCGTATCATAACCAAGCATCGCCTTGTGCTCATCGAATTTTCCCGTATGCGCGTGGTTTTGATCTATGATAAATACTTTTTCGCTCTCTGGATTTGACCCTACATAAGCATCTACATGTTCCCCATCGGCACCTTCAGTTCCTTTGATGTAGCCGTAATGGTCGGGCATTTGGACTTCCCATGGCTTGCCACTTGCATCTACTCCGCTTCGAGTAGATCCACGTGGATTCTCTATGGAAATATCTAGCCCATGAATATTTACATGGCCTTTTTTATAGTTCCCAGCCTCTATTTGTGCGGGCGATGGGCTAGGATTAACATCTGATGCGGCCTTATCAACCTCACTAGGCTCATACTGATCTACCGGCGCACCCTCAGTAACATGCGCAGGTGGTTCTTCAAGTGGTGACGATTTTACACCATTTAGCTCATCCGCATGGGCTTGCGCTTCTTCCTGACGGTCGAACCCGCCGATTTCTTTTCCGCCAGGTTTACTGACGATATAGCTATCCGTATCGAAGTCATATTGCGGCACATAGCTATCCAGATCAGTGGAAGCCGATTCATCGGGGCTATCCATCTTAATCGAATTTATATCAACGGGAGCCACTTCTGGTGCTTCTGTTGTAGATTCAATGGGTATGTCTGGTCGCATAGTGGGTGCCGGTTCGGCAATGGCGGGAACTTCTGCAGGCTTAATACCCTCAATTTCAGGCTTGCCGTGCGGCATTCCACCCACACCAGCAATTGATAACCCAGCATTCAGTAAATCAAGATTGCCTTGCCCCACCCCGCCTGCACCGGCAGTTTTTTCTGCACCCTCGAATGCATCGGATGCTGGTGCTAACCACCCAAACGCTGCGGAACTATATGGGCCTACTGGAGACTGCTGTATCTGTTCCGCTAAAATGCGCTTTTGGTCATCTGCTGTAAGCGGCTTGCCGCTAGCCTTCAATTGGTCTGCGATAGGATAGGACGACGTGAATCCTTGTTTCTGTAATACCGCACGATCTTCATCGGAAACAAACGGCGCAATCAAACGACCGGCAAGACCTTTACCGCCCTCGATAGATGCCTTGGCAATCGATTCTGGAACACCTAAAACTTTCTCACCAGCAGATTCCAATGGGTTTGGATTGTTCACTATACCTTGAATAGCTTGGTTCCCAAGATAATTTGCAGCATTACTATAATCAAAACTCTTAGCTAAATTATAAGCATCATTGATAAAGCCACCAGTAGGGGTAGCTAAAGCACCTAATGCGATTTTATCAGAAGTCGTTGGATCAAGTTTGATAGAATCCATATCTACTGGAGTATAGCCTTCTGGCGTATCCATTTTGATGTTATTTATATCTACTGGAACAAAACCAGCAGGAGTTCCAGTATCAGCATATGCCTCAGAAACAGGATTCAATCTGTCAAGAACGTCCCCGACATACGATGAAACACTTTTACCATTACCGTCACTATGATCTTTTTTCCATGGCGTGGGGCTATCTAGCGGCGCAATATTGCCGTGGCCAGAGAAATATCCAACAGCAATACGCGCAGGATCACCATTAGCCTTTTTTGCTAAGTCATCAATAATCCGCTTATGGACAGCGCGGTTATCGTCAGGATTATTGATGTCCTCACCCGGTAGTGCATATTGCGCAAACGTCTCTGGGATAATCTGACCGGGACCAACTGCATTATCCGTGCTAGTTTCGACATCTGAATTATCACCAGATTCCTGCCCTAAAATAGCACGAGAAATAGCCCCATTATCATTAGGCATATCAAGTTTTATAGAATCAATATCAATGGGTACTAGAGCCATTTATTGCTCCATTACATGGCTACCATCAGGAAGTGCGTAAACTTTTTTCCCACCAGAAGTGCCAACCATTTTTGCACCATCAGGAATACCTTTTGATGCAGCCTTCCCTTTACCACCGAAATAAGCAACATAATCATCAATAGTTGGCGTCTCTATTCCCGGCAATGCAGTCCCATCTTTCATCGCTTTTTGCGCTAACTGCTTCACACGGATAGCATCACGCGCAGTTTCATTGCTACTCGACTTAACTGCGTTATAAGCGTCATTCCATGTCGCATTAGGATTCGCTGCTTGGTACTGCTGAATAAGGCGCTCAGTAACGCCACTATGTCCAGCACCAGATTTCAATGCTGCAATGCGGTCTTTTTGATATTGTCCGGTTTGATCTGCGCCTTGCTGAGATATTGCTAGTTTTTTAGCATCCTGTGATGCCTCGTATTGTGCAGCCGCTTGTTTAGCCATAATCTCTTGTTGCTTCTGACGAACATCCTGTAAATTACCCAAGCCTTGTCCAAATGCAGCCGCTGTAGATCCGCCCAGCGATGGGGTAAGCATCCCACGCGCCAAAGCAAGCAATTGCTGCTGCTGCATATCTGATTGTGTAACCCCACGATATTGCTGTCCCGCTGGAGCCACTGCATTATGCTGAGAATCTGGCGTATCAGTATCTTCGTCATCATCCGAAGCTAAGGGATTAATACCAGATTGAGTAGTTGACTGTGCTGCCTGTTGTGCCGCAGCAATTTGAGGAACTGGAGAAAGAGGATTTTGTGGCATAGGTTCTTGGCCAGTATAGGTAGAACTATCGCCATTAAGCATCGAGTTCCAGTCACCGCTTTGTACTGAATCGTCCTCGTCATCATCCATATTCAATGGATTCGTTGGATCAATATCATCCTCGTCATCATCCATATTCAATGGATTCGTTGGATCAATATCATCTTCGTCATCATCTCCAGCAGTTACAACACCGCCAGCAGCGTAACCCTTGATTAAGCCACCCTCTTTTTTATTCGTAAGCCCAGATGCAGCCGCCGCCAATGATCCGCCAATGCCAGAAAGAGGCGACACCGAGTAAGCAGGAGTTGTCTGCGAACCCGATGTCGTTGCAGTTGGGGCAGGAAGACCACGAATAATTTGGTTAAGATACTCAGTCTGCTGTGCAGGGTAATTGACCTGATTCTGGAAGTTTTGCATTGCAGTGTTGAGGTTCGACTGGTCAAGCTGCTGCTGTTGCTGCCCAGCGCCCTGTAACGCAGTATTTTGTGCTAAATTGACGCCAGCATTCTGCGCGCCAAGATTGCCAAGCGTCGTCCCTGCCGATAGCTGTTGCGCACCCTGAGTCGCCGTAAGATTGCCAAGTGCAGTGCCAGCATTCTGCAGATTCGATGCTTGCTGATTCGTTGCCGTACCAGCCGCTTGTGCCTGATTGAGAAGATTGCCAATTTGCTGATTCTGTAGATTTCCAGATGTAGTTGCGCCAGTAAGCGATTGGCTCCCAAGACCAGCAAGCAAGTTAGCCTGATTCGCAGCCTGTGAGCCAGCGGTATTATATCCAGATTCTAGTGCATTTGCGACATTTGAACTTAATCCAGTCTGGAAATTACCAGCAGCTTGCCCCAATACTTGAGCATTACGCCCTGAACCGTATTGACCAGAACCAATGAACTTATCATTGACGCCCGGCATGATATTTTGGTTCCAGTTTTGATTCGCCTCGTTCTGGATGCCATTAACCACATCGTTAGTATATGGCGACATATAGGATTGGATACCTTGTGGAGTACCGGCCTGCGCAGCAGCATTTTGATAGCCCGCAGCTTGATTAAGCCATGGTTGAGCCGCAGCAGCCGAATTGTAGCCAGCAGCAGAACCAAGATACGGTGAAATAGCTTCCAATGGGTTATAGCCAGTCGAGGAGTTAATGTCGCCCGCACCTGCACCATATATATTACCAGCCGTAGCAGCCCCAGCATTAGCACTATCCATAGCAGCCGATTGACTAGCTTGGTTTGTTCCGCCAGCTCCCTCAATATTGGAAAACGCTTGAAGTTGGTCTGGCGTAAATCCGGCAACTTGTGGGCCTTGGAATTGTTGGTATGGCTGTGCTGCAATAGTCTGTGCTTGACCTAGTAAATCCGTGACATAGCCCTGCTCCCATGCAGGAATATCCTGAACGGTAGTAGTTGTGCTAGGTTGTGCTGGTGCCGATCCGCCGCCTGACATTTTATGCCCCTTTGACGTAGTTTAATGGGTTCTTCTTCGATTTCTTAGGGAATCCGCTACCGGATTTTTGCTTACGGACATTGCCCATCATTTCAGTTAATTTCTTTGCCCCAGCATCGGATGATCCATCGCCTAAATGCCCAACGACATCAGCGGGAACAACAAATTCACCGGAAGAAAGCCGCGCCGGAACTGCATCATCTTGACCGCCGCTATCGCCGCCAACTTTTCCATGGCCTGTGAATACTGGGGAGTGTTTCTTAAGGTGTTGCCCAATTTGCACGCCGACAGCATGGGCGGCTTTGAGTACGAGAGGATTAGCTTGTGGGGGAGCATTCCCCATTGCTTGAGGTGGCATAGCACCCAATGGATTCTGTGGTGGCATACCACCTTGCGCATAGCCCTTAACCATCCCACCCTTAGCCAATAACTGAGGTTGCGCATTATACATAACGGGTTGTGGCGTTTGACCGTATTTATACCAATCACCGGCATAAGGAGTCGCGGTATTTTGCATCGAATACTGTGGTAATTGAGCATTGAAATTTGGATTGGTTGCCATGACATCGGCTGCGTTTTGACCAATATTCACTTTTTTGTGAGGCAATAGCGATTGCGCTCCAGAAAGAATAGACCCGCCAGCAAGGACTAGATTGAGGGGGTTTTTCTCAGCTTGTCTGCCGAGAAAGCTTGCTATTTGTGAACCGTAGGATGGGTTCGCAGCAGAACCAGCAGCAGAGCCTCCCCCTGATAGAATAGATGCAGTACCCGCATTACCAGCATCAGCCGCAGCATTGCCTATATCAGCAGCAGCACCACTGCCCAAATCAGCGCCGATACTGTCCGCCCCCGAATATAGTGGGAAAGCGGGCGCACCGTAACCATCTCCCATCATGCCCATAGCATTGGTAATCGACGCCCCAGGAGTATCAGTTACCGATGGCCCTAATTGGGACGAAAGTGAGGGCATTCCGTTACCAAGTGCGGCATCAAATCCGCTTTGTCCAGTATTGCCTATCTGTAGAGACGGAACGCCGCCAGTTCCTTCGGAGCCAATGCCACCAAGATCACCACCAATACTGCCAAGACTAGCACCAGCACCTTCCGCACCATCAACAGCACCAGAATCAAGCAAACCACCCCATGTACCATCGCCAGCAAGGCCGCCTCCGATACCGCTCGCAACGCCACCCATAAGCGCATCCATCAAAGGATTCTTGCTACCAGTTAATGCACCACCAAGGCCAGCACCAGCCGCACCAGCAAGCGCAGGGATCGCCAATGACAAACCACCAGTCTCAGGGGCGAGAGCCGCACCTAAAACTGAACCGAGTGTTCCACCTATTCCGCCACCACTCATACGGATGCCCTCACTTCTCTAATTTCACAATGTTTATGCCTAAAATATTTTGCCCGCTGGACGCCAAGGTCTTTCGTGACCATACGCAGCATTTTGTACCCATCCGAGAATGGATGTGCGACGAAATCAACTACCCAGAAATTTTCACCACTTTTCCAATCAGACGCGAGAATGCCAGTCGTCGCCATGTGTGTTTCAGCCTCATCATTTAAGAACGCAACAGTGACGAACCCGCACATGACTTCGTTGCGGTAAAACGTGATAAGTTGCTTGAGATAAAGGGGAATTTTAATACGTTTCCTGATGGTGTCTTCTGTAGCATTGATGCCTAATTCAGAAGCAAAAAACAAATCCCGGCACTGCTCAGATTCCTCTATAGTGCCTATTTGCCAACGATACATGCGAAAAGCCCGCGCTTTCTGTTACGAAAACCCGGTGCCATTCACGATTTAAACGCGAAACTGGGGGATGCCTATATTTATGGCATAGATTCCTTATAGAATCAAGCGTTAACTAAAGGCAATACCGCTGAACCCATACCACGAAGCGCCGCTCCATGTCAGGTTAAATATGTCAACTTTACCGGCGGCAGTAGAAAATGACGGCGCAATACCACCTGCCCATAAAATCCCCGAAAGGCTATAAGTATGACCGCTGCCATCCTGAGTAACGATGAGTGTATAACTACCCGGATGCGTCGGGGCTGTCTGTGTAATCGCTACTGCCCCACTAATAGTGATACTTTGAAGATTCCCATTATCCATATTAAGAGCAAAAGATACGCCAGAATTGCCATTAGCATGAACCGCTGATTCAATAGCGCCTCCACTAACATATTGCCCCGCGCTATAAGTTTGTTTTGCAGAGAACGTATTGGCAGCATTCAGCAGAGGAACAGTTGCGCCGGATGTTCCTATGGCCTTTTCTGCCGCTGTGCCGGGAGTGACAAGTACATCCGTTGTTCCACTGCGCACAGCAAGTAGTGTATCGGTGGCAGCCACTAGTGCGCCACCAGAGGCTATCGCGCTAAATTTGACATTGCTCATATTCTACTCCACCACATAATTATTCAGACCATCTTCTGTTACATATACATTAAAACCACTCTCAGTAACATAACTATCACCAAGCCCAATCTGTATATTGTTCCCCGTAATATTGATTGTGACGCCGGGACCAGCTTCAAGATTTGCGGCACCCATAATACCGTTAATAGAAGTCAAACTAGCTGGTATTTGCGCTGCTATCGTAAGCGATCCGAATGCGGGTGTGATAGTTATATTATTCCCAGCGACAAGCGCAATATCACCATCAGGCAGATTAAGTACGGCACCATATACATGGAATGTGTTTGTGTTGCTTACCATATCAAGGCGTTTTGTCCCCTGGCCTAAAGCTAAACATTGGCTGTCCGGTCACAAAATATCCATCTTGAATATTGCTTGTGATTCTCCATCGTACATATCTAGCTTGGCATTGCAGCGCATAAAAATTATTTGTAGGTTTTTGAATAATGATCTCCGTATCAAGTACAGTATCATCATCCATAGAAAATTGACGGCCTATAGTCTGAATAGTAAGATTTGGCCCCATCAAAAAATCAGGTTCAAAGAAAACTAATTCAGTCCATGAATTATCCTGTGGTTGTATAACAATACCTGAACCAATGCCACCACCGATCATAGATATATCTGGTGACTCAATAAAAGACTCAATAGCATTCACATTGGTTCCTTGAATCTCATTTACTCCAAATTCATGTTGCCAGAGTTGGTAATCATTATCTGGAAATACTGTCGCACCAAACATAATAGGATACTGCCATGATTGGGCAAAATATGCAGCAGAACGCCCATCACTAGGAAGCGGGGTATCATACCATGTATTCTCACGCACGTTATAGATCACTGCATGATTGCATTCTGTCGCCGTACCAAGTGGGAAGCACCACCAAATCTCACCCCAGCGCGGGACTTTGAAGCCAAAAACTTTCTGACGTTGTACAAAGTTCAAATTTGAATAGAAGAAATCTAGGTTCATCTCATTCGGCAATTCACGAAGCACGCCGTTGAATGTCAACCACCGATCAATACCGGGCCAGTAATATACTCCATCCATCTCCACAATGGCACTTGATGAAAGAATGCTGCTTTGATCGCTTAAAATCTGAAAATTCCAAACTTGGTCGCCGCCAACAAACGACATTTGTAGAACGCTGTCGATAGACCATAATAGTGCTGATGGAGATGCGCCGCCACCACGGATGGACATCCCTTTGACTATTTTCTCCGAAGTAGGATTCGCCTGATTCGCAACAGGGAATAAGGCTGGATTATTAATGTCCGACCATGCCACAAGACCATTACTTCCATAGGCAATCACATACGGATGAATAGCTGCTATGCCCCCAGATACCTGAAATGGGTTCATGGAATCATCTAAAGCTGCAATAAGAGGTATTGCTGAGGTAATATCCCCATAATAAACCGTAGACGGAATATCATTGCTTATATCTGTTAGATTTTGTCCGGCATGTGCAATTAAATCGGTTTCACCACCACCATTTGAATTGAAGAATGAATCCATTTGCCATACATTATTGGGACTGGCAACAAAACCCGCTGGAGTTATATCAGTTACACCGCTACCAAATCCAGCAGTTGTAAACTGACCAACAACTAATTGGTCCGACGAGCCAGAAAAAATATCTAGGTATCCAGTGCCATTTAGATTTACAAATAATCCGCGTGAAGGACCGGGATAGGCTTCAGTCATTGAACGATAACCGGGTATGGAGCGTGGAAGACCTTGGTAGAATCTAGTCCATTTCCCATCTTGCCAATTATTACCTTGAGTTTGCGTGCCATCCTTTTTAATGCCGGGATCTGCGCGCAATGGATATAATTTGTATGATTCTGACACAATTACGCCGTCCTTATGAACATGCCAACACTAGCGTCACCAAGAGTATTTAATGTAATTCCACTCACATTGCGCCATGTGCCGGAAGGCGAACTGGTTGTAAGATTAAATGTCCCCGAGCTGCTAAATGAAGCAATTTTAAGATTACTCCCAGCCGTAGTTGAGCCGTTTGTTAAATTACTCGTTACATTATACGAGAAGAATCCATACGCCCCAATCCCTAGCGAATTGTTGGTATCAACAGATAGCGTTCCAGTAGTGGTAATCGTTCCGCCCGTAAGTCCGCCGCTAGTAGCAACTGATGTTACCGTACCGCCGCTAGTAGAAGCATTCAGGGTTGTGCCAGTCATAGATAGGCCAGTTCCAAGCGTCAATTCGGCATACGCGGAACCAGAACCCGAAGCACCAGAGCCAAGCAATTTACTGCTCGCAGCGGCATTTGCTATTTTTGCCAAAGTCACCGCACTATTAGCTATTGTCGTAGTATTCCCAGAACTAGTTACATCACCAGAGAGATTCGCATTAGTTGTAACTGTAGCCGCATTGCCAGTACAGGAGCCGGAAGAACCAGTTACGTTACCAACAACATTCCCCGTGAGTGGTCCCGCAAATCCAGTAGACGTGAGTAAGCCTGTCGATGGATTAAAACTAATCTTCGTTGAACTAACCTTCTGTGGAAGATTCCCAGTATTGGCTGTTACCCACGTTAGGTACATCGTGGCGTTGGTTGTCGTGTCGTCAGTGATGGCTGTATTGGTGGCGGTTGTCGCCGTTGTTGCAGTTGTTGCGGTCGTTGCAGTTGTTGCGGTCGTTGCGGTCGCCGCATTACCGCCTATACTCAAACCCGCAGCGGTCCCGGTAAGGCCTGTACCAGCCCCCGTAAAGGTAGTTGCATCAGCAGTCGTAAATGTTGCCGCCGCCGCGCTAGACCCACCAATTACCGTTCCATCAATTGTTCCACTAAGAATAACTGCTGCCGCCATGCCAACTGCACCAGATCCTTTTGGGCTAAGAATGATACCGATGTTTGTATCTGCGCCCTGTGCAGATAAGATCGGCGCATTACCTGTGGCAGTGGCCTCCAATTCAAGATAATTCACCGCGCTCACATCTGAAATGAAGTTTGCGACTTCCTTACCGTTTGCAGTGATCGCCAATTGGTTGCTTGTCGGGCTATATATCCCGGTCGTTAAGCTACCGATGAAGCTAAAATTTGGTGCCGTTGCTGAACCTGCTGAGATTGAAATTGCGCCACCAAAAGTTGAGGTAAACGCATTAACAATATCAGTGCCGTCACAGTATAAGAGTATGTGTGATCCTTGGTCAATTGATATACCACTTCCTGCTGCCGTCTTTAAAGTTAATGTAAATGCACCAGAAGTATCGTTGAAAGCATAATAAATTTGAGGTGTTGCTGGTACAATTACATTAATATTGCCAGTTAGAATTCCTGTGAATTGTTGTATAATATTTTGAGCTTGTATCGATGTCTCTGTAATATCTGCATTACCAGCAACATTTAAATTCAGAATAGTAACAGCAAAATTTGTTTGTGTACCCTTACCAACCGTATACCATGCAGAGCCAGATGAGATGACGAATGCAGATTGCGTCTGAGTGAAAATAGAAGTCGATGCGCCATCAATAGTATCACCGCCAACCGTAGCAATCGTCGCACTTCCGGTGCCGTTGTTCGCAAATGGAAAGAAGAACCCATCACCGACTGCCGCTGCGGAAGGCAATGTTACCGCTCCACTGCCACCAGTCCACACTTGCAAGATAGCACGCTGCGCTGAAGTCAATGTAGTGCTTGCGCTAATCGCCGTGGCATTCAAATTTACGTTTAAAAAACCCGCAGTTGCCAGCAAACCAGCGCCCGCAAGCGCGGCAGCCGATGCCGAACCAGTACCAACACCAAACTGCACTGTCTGCCAGCCACCAGCTTGTGTCGTATTGTCATTCAGCATTAGATAATAAGTCTGACCAGCCGCAATCGTTGCAATCGCGCCACCGTCAAAATCAACCACATTAAACGTATATGTTCCCGCATTGAATATAATCACATCCTGGCCAACACTCGTAAGTGTGGCATCCGGCATCAAAACATTAAGCGAAGTGTTTGCAGTTGCAGTTAGATTCATGAACCGCGCGCAAATATCCGTCTGACCAGCAGAAAACGCAGGCCAATAGAGTGTGAGGGGTACTGAAAATGAGTACGCGGCATAAGAAACATCTGCCGGGCTAACTGCTGAAGCGCCGAATGTATTGGTAAAAACTGTAGACATAATCTATCCTATCATGGGCCGGGAGGGGCTTGCTGTGGTTCACCGACGACTGCGGCGGTATCGTATTTGCCTTCCAATTCCTGCATAATTAGTGCTTGCTTCGCAGCATTATAGTACCCCTGCCATACCTGAATACGCTCATCGACCTTCACAAACGGCACAGCTTCAAGCAGTGACGCATACAAAAGCAAATCAGGCGCATTAACCGTAAGCCAGTTAGTCTGTGTAGTTTCATCCAACATCGTCAATGTCCCATAATACGGAATTTTAAATGGATACGCGGCATCTGGCGTAGGTTGAATCAGCCAGTGATTGTAATCCGCATCGCCATAGAACTTTGGAACGCCCGTCTCAGAAGGATCTGGGAAAACCGTGCGGATGTAGTCATAGTCACGCTCAAAGACTGGCGTGTGAGTGTTATTATTGGTTCCAGTTCCGACATAGAACGCAATCGTCTTGCGCCAATCCGAAGGTTTTGCCATCAGGCCATCGGTGAGGGTTGATCCGTTGAACGTACCAGTTACCTCAGAACGGAAGCCTAGAAGTTTAAGTTCACGAGGGATGCGCTGCTGCGCGAGCATAATGAACTGGGGGACCTGATTGATAATTAGGTCATCATACCGCTGAAGATAATTCTCTAGGTCTAAAACCAGACTTGAGTAGGTCATTGCTACTGGCATATATCCTCCTACTGTTGCAGTCGGATTGCCATGATTTGAGCCTCTACAGCATCAAGTGACCCAGCCGTGGGAGCAGTATCCATTCCACCAAAGATAGCGATAGCGTCGTTCGTATTAGCCGTTGTGTAGAACCCACACATCCATGAATAATCACCCATCGTGAATGTCGTAGTCGTTAGAATCTGAGTAAGTGCGGCAACCGAACCGCCAGTTAAATCAGCGGGCGTATTGTTCGTGCGCCGAAGTTTCAGCGTTACAGTACGATTCGCGGCCAGTGTAGCAGCATTATAATCCAGTCGCACGCGCGCGAAGATCATATAGACCCCAGCAGCATTCAAAGTAAGCGCTGGAGACGTTGTGCCGAATGTAAGCGCAGCCTGTGTATTAGTAAGCGAGTATGCCGTACCAGATGCAAATACCGATAACTGATGCGCCGTGACAAACCCAGTACCACCAGTGCCGCCATTGGCAACTGGCAGAACTCCGATAGCAGTGCTAACATTGGGTGAACCAACGACGCCATTTACATTGTTTGGGCTTGGAGCGGTCATGTTATCCCATTACCCCAGCTTGAATGACGGTCAGCGTAACAACACCAGATGTCCAAGCCGTATTATCCAACCGAACTGCGCGAACTGGAGTGGTGATGGTATCAACGCCATTCGCGGTCAAATTTACCAGCGTAGGATGGTCGAACCAAACGGCATCCGTATTGTAGTTCGTCGCATATGTAGCATACGGATCATCACAGCTATATTGAACTTTAGATGTAGCGGATGCCGTACCAAATTCAACAGCAAGTGTGATCTGGAATGGCGTCAGATAAATATCGAGGATTGCTGGAGCACTTGGACCAGTCGAACCGGGGGCTGAAAGAACAATAGGACGCACTAGACTCTCCTGTTACTAAGAGGAGCCTATGCCCCTCTCGGTTTCTTCTTAGACATCATCATAGCGATAAGACGCCGATCCTGCTTCTCATCATCATGAACCTTGCCACCTTTTTTCATCATAGGCTTATGGCCATGCTTGCCTTCCGAAGACATTTCCTTATGACCATGAATCATGCCACCACGTTTTTTGCCAACGCCTGGACCTTCCATATCTGGTTCACCGTCTGTTTTTGGTTGCCGAGTCATTCAAACGTCTCCATCTTTTTCCAACCAGCGTACCCTTCACATGGCGCACCAGTAGATTGCATCATTTTTGAATCAACAGACTTGGCGTACTTTGGATCCCCACGCATTGCACCCTTACGGCTTTCGTCTACCTGATCCGCAGGAAATGAATCACCCTTAGCTGCCATAGAAGCGCCGCCGATGACCTCATCAGCCGCACCGCTAAATGGAACCCCAAACTTTGCCATTTTCTAACCTATTACGTTGCAGCTACAGCAAGACCAGAAGTAGCCCCAGTTGGTACTGCACCGTCCACATAGATAGGGCCAGTCGTCGCGTAAACTGTAGCGCCGACGCTCGTGCAGTTTTTCAGAAGTACAGAGCCACCAGCAGATGCGTTGACGGTCGCAGCAACTGAAATCGTAGTAGCACCAGAGTTGATAGCATTAAAGAACGTGCAGTCTTGGAATAGAACATACCGATCAATGCCACCTGAACCAACAGTAAAATGAAGGTTCCCAGCAAGCGACGAATCCATTTGGAAAGTGCAGCCATAAAATTTATTGCGCGGCGTGCCAGACAGAAATTCAAGCGAAGCATTAGCATTGGTAGCGCGTACAACCGTATCAAGACCAATCGTACAGCCATCAAATACGTTTTCGCCGGAACCAGCAACAGTCAGCGAGCGCATACCAGCCTGAGCCGCACCCGTAGCATTACCACCACCAAGGAACTGCACGTTTTTGTAATAGTTACGCCCACCAGCTTCAGCCCAGCAAATCTGGGTAACAGCATCGACATAACCATAAAACGTACCGATGTTGGCGATAATGCAGCCCTGAGCCGTTACGTTCACCATTGGAGTGAATACGGTAGTCCCAGTGGACGAAATGCGTGCACGGTCATTCCCAGATGGAGCAGTCAGGCCAATCAGGTGGACCTTATCCTTAGCCCATGCGATAGTAGACGCCGTATGGATCGTACCAGTGACAAATACAACATCGTTGTTATTAGCCGTTGCCAGCGCCTGAGCGCGTGCAAGAGTTGCCAATGGGGCATCCGCAGCCCCCGAGTTGCCATCGGCACCAGTTGCCTCATTGACGAAGTAGTAATTCCCGGTAAAGGGAAGCAAGCCACCCGTACCAATAGTTGGGACGCCTGCAACTTCAAGACCACTAAAATTTGTAATTCCCACTGGAATCTCCTAAAAATGTATATTGTTTAGTGACTATGCGCCTGCGTTGCCCCAGAGCGAGCGAGGATCCGTGTTACCAACATCGTAACGCTCAATTGCCTTGTAGCGCCACGAATCAGTCTCAAAATCACCCTCCATGGTTTTCTTAAGAGCCGAACGCATAACTACTTGCAGGCCATCTGGAACCGTCGAAGTGTCGTTATGGATGAACCAAGCGGTGTTAGAGGTAAGACGCGTCATAACCGAAACGCCGTTGCTCAGATAACCACGCGATTTAATTGCGTTGAGATCGTTGTTTGCAGTGCCGCTACGCAGAACCGATTTAACAATGACTTCACCCTGGAACTCGTTAGCTGGCGAAACAACCAGCGATTCTGGATCCAAGTGAATTTTCTTACCGTTGTTGTCTACGCCGTTCGCACGGATCGAAATCAGACCCTGTTCAACCGAAGTCTGCGACATCGCTGAGGCGGTGAGAAGGTTAGAGAACGTACCAATTGCAATCGGGTGTGCAGCGTTAATAAGCGCCACGCCATCGCCACCAGCAAGCGTAAACGCCGTGTTGAGGACGTTAGCAGCAAGAAGCTCTTTGGTTTCAATTAAAGACTGAGCAAGGTGACGCGAGTAAATAGAGCCAATGCGAATGTGATCCGCATCTTCGATAAGCGTCGAAGTAAGAGCAAATGCCAAACCATAACGCTTGTAGATGTACTCTTTCTGGAAAAGTTGCCCACCCGCTTGATAGGTGACTGGCATACCTTCTGGAAGCTCAGGAGCGGCACCAAAGCCGAACAACACTGGTTCTTCATGGCGATCACGAGCAATACCAGTTTTTACTTTGAAGATTTGCAGATACTCGTCTTTCCGCTGGTCGTAAACACCATCGAATACTTCGTTCAGAATCGGCTCTACTTCGGAGCGGAAATCTGTATTGCGCATTATGTTTACAGCCACGGCTATTCTCCTTTAGATTCAGTTAATTATACTGCAACTTTATTTGCAACATATTCGTGTTGAGCAATCGAAACTTGGATAATTGGGAAAGCATCACCCCATACGTTACCCACTTGTGTACCGATACCAATAATCCGGAGCTGATTCTGACCAGAGGCTGTTACCCCAGCAGCGGCAGCGGTGCACGCACTCAGACCAGTCGTGGTTGAGCCAGCCGTGGCGTTCGAGAAGTCAACCTGACCGCCCGTGCTCAAAGCAAGCGTTGCATCGCATTGGATATTGAATACCATGTTGGGATCATCCCATACCCACGCAAAAAATGGCGAGGAGTTAGTGGTCGTCACAGTGCCTGAAGTCCACATGTCTGAGGAATGTGGAACGCCCTGAGCATCAATCCATGTGACACCAGCGAAAATACCGATAATGTCCACATCACCCGCAGCCGCGATTTGAAGCGTACCATCACTGATAACTTTAACCGGCGAATATTTGAGAATGTTCGCAGCATAACCCGAAGCAATGCTATACGGGCGGGCAGCAAGATTGCCGTTGTTGCTATAAGCGGGTACGCAGCCGAAGGGATTTGAAGTCGCAACCATAGTCTTTACTCCTAAAATTAATTATTACCGCACACCAGCAAGCGTTGGTGCATTTAGTTTCGTCATTGCATAACCGTCAGCTACACCATTACTAAATTCCCCGCCGCTATAGGCAACAGAACGACCACGGCCATCTTGCCCAATATGAACGGAGTCTTTAAGATTCTTGATGGATTCACTTGGAAGGTCATAATGTTTGTACATCATGTCATCTTCCCAATCTTCTTGGGAGATCTTCATCGCTACCATTTCATTGACCATGATGCGGTCTTCCGTCAATTCACCTGATTTCTGGGAGTTCAAACAGAAGTCGGGGAGTTCCGCGCGGGTGATAAAGCTATAACCAAGGCGCTGGCGGTTCTCTACGGTATCTTTACCGTTGGTCGTCGTTGCCCAGAATCCATGGAAGCCAGGGATATGTGGGATAGGAGGAAGAAGGGTATTTACATCTACCAACATCGCGCGGCGTTCAGCACGGCGCACAGAATCGGTATTCTCACGGTTTTGGGTAACACTACGGTCAATAGCGGGGCGACCACGACGCGCTTGACCATTGTCAGCACGCTTTGCGATACGCTCGTCTGAATCGACACCTGTCATAAACATCTCCGAGTTGTTGGAAAAAATTGATTCCAGCTCAGAGGCTGACGTTCGGCTTTAAGCAGACTACCCTAGTTAGTCCTAGCCAGCTCCCTATATTGGGCAGCTTTTGATTAGTTAGCCATAAAATGCGGATAGAGTCAAGCGGTATTTTAGTCAACCAGTAACGCGCGCTTCGCATAATCAAGCCAAAAGTATGTCCGATAGCAATCACCAATACTAGATGCTAGATAAAATTCACCATCATGAGTGCGCCCAAGAACGGTCACTTCGGCTAGATTTTGTGCTGACTGTGCATTGAGAATATCTTTAACCGGCAAATCCAATCTGGTCGTCCCATCAGGAACACCAAGTTCTAAAATATCAGCCACTATTGCGCCTCCCGCAAGATACGCTCACGATCTTTTAATATGCGTGCCATTTTTTCCTTATCATCATAGATGCCATTGGCTTTTAGCATATTTATATAACTCGTCGGCAGTGTAATCGTCTTCTTCCCCTTCAAATCACTACGCTTCGATCCGCCATTAACCGGAGGAGTCGCTCGCTTCTTAGGTTGGACGACGACTTCATCCTCGTCGTCTTCATCATCCCGCGTTTGTACTTTCTCAGGAATATACTTCGCAAGACGGTCATCGAGTTCATCCCAAAAATCATCACTCGTAGCATCATAGCCTTCTTTAATTAGCGCGCCACTAATCGCCTTAGCGACTTCGCTATCGGTATCCCCACCATTCGCCTTATACCAAGCATTGCTCTCAGCCCACGCCTTGGCTTTATTCACAATGCGCTGGTCTGGGCGCTCTTGCTGAACTGGCTGTTGTACTGGAACACGTTCAACTTGCTGCTTCAATGTTCCAAGCTGTTCTAGTTTTCGCTGTGCGTCATACATTGCTCGCATGGCAAGTGTAGCTTTCTCACCATCGCCTTCGCTAAATGACTCAGCATGTGCTTTCTCTGCCTGAGAAAAAGCGTTTGCAGTATCATTGATCGCCTTATCCACTTCCGCTTTATTAATCCCATGCAAGCGACCATCAACATCTGCCAGCCGCGCTTCCATCGCATCAATCCGCTGCTGTTGCGCACTGATGATCGAATCCTTCTCGCTAAACTTATCGTTGAGTTTTTTCTTACGCAAATGACGCTTTTCCCGATTAGATAATTTTTCACGCTCTGCCTTAGCTTCCCTTGTCTCGCCACGCTGCTTTCCTATCGACGCATCATCTTCCGATTCTTCCTGAATATCAAATTCAGGTTCTTCGTCTTTCTCGACGCCCATTTCCTTACCAACGGCAGCAGCCTTATCGGCAATCACATCGTCTTCATGCTCAACGGTCATAAATTCTCCCTAAATATACGCTTTAACTTCCAACGGATTCCCAGTTTTCTTCGCCAGCAAATCAATGTCATTCACCAGCATGAACAAAACTACCTTGTCGTCCGTAACCTGAACTTCCCATTTATCCTGATTGTATTTAGGGATTCGGACGTAATCGCCCTCAGTACACCACGCGCCTTCAGGCCACATTTGCACAGTATCGCGGTTATGGAAAGCCAGCGGACCAACCTTAATCACCTTGGCGATCTGCGTATTCCACTTCTCAGTTTCCTGAGTGTCGTTGACAAAAATAATGCCACCCTTTGATTTAGATTTAGCACTACGCAATTGAACAATAATGCGAGAGCCGAAAGGTTCAAAGCCGGGATCAACATTAGGAAAGGCATCAGCTATTTCTTCTTCGGTATAAGACGTATCGGAAACAATTTTTAAAGCGCTAGTCATGCTGCCCCCGCTTTTGCTTGGTATTGATTCTCAGCGAGAACAAATCCGAACAATGCCCATAGTTTTTGGAAAGCATTATCGTAAGCAATACGTTCGCCAATTTCTTGATTGTAGTTAGCAGGATTTACGCAAGCGCTTTCGTCACGCACTGAATATCCGTTATCTAATTTGATGCCGCAAAGAGTTACGGTTCCAAACTGTTTGGTGAACTCAGTTAGTTTAATGCGTGACTCAATATATTCTTTGGTCACACGCGGAGCAGGACTTGCCTGCAATTTTTCTGATAACATAGCGTCATCAATTAAGAATCTAGTCGTCATCACGTTCCTTCTTTCTAGCATCCTCGACTACGCCTAACGCATCGTTAAGCCCCATCCAGATACCCAACAGTTTTGTGAACTCGTTAAAGTCTTGCGGAGGCTTGGTAAATACAGCCTCCTGCAAGCCCTTCTGCCGTTCACGTAAGGCAGTTAGCAATTCTTCGGCACGCACCTACTTCTTCTTTCCGTCTTTTTTCATCGGCTTCATTTTAGCCATCTCAGCCATTTTAACTTCGCCACCTTTTTTCATGCCGGTGACTTTTTCGCCCATAGCAATTCGCTTGTGCATATTAACTTCTTTTGAAGTCGTCTGAGTATCTTTAGACATCCGCGTTCTCCTCTACTTCCGTAAAATCATTCAACTCTTTAACTTCTGGTTCTTCCGGTGCTTCTGGTTCTACTTCAACAACAGGAGCATCCGTAGATACCGGAACCACACCCGCCAAATACGCATCACGTCGAACGCGTGCCTCAGCATTAGCTTTCTCTTCCAAATCTTCACTCATTAGGCTCTCCTTCAGTTGGTTGAATAAAATGCTTCGATATATGGTCATACGCCATCTGTAGCGATTTCATATTGCGATCCGCATGGGCATCATGAACCGTCTTCGCTAAATCCGTCCGTGAACTAATCTCCGCTTTCTGTATCTCGGTCTGATGTTCAATTCCCATCTTCTGAAGTGCCAACTGATAATCCATCTGTGCTGACTGTGCCTTCTCCTGCGCCACCATCATCTTTGTATGCGCATCATTCGCTGCCTTCTGCTGGTCAAGTGACAGACGCCCCTGTGCAATCTGCTGTTGTCCCTGAACCTGCTGCGCCGCAATAGCTGCCATTGGATCTTGTGGCTGCTGAGGCTGTGAAGCCTGTAACTGTTGCATACCCTTAGCCACCAGTGCGGGAATCTTCCCAAATGCAATATCTGCTGCCTTATCCACCACCGCACACTGTTTCGCTAATTCAACCGCAGCATTCGGATCCGCATCAAAATTAACCTGATCCCCACCTGCTGCCTTCTTCATCATCTCGCCGTACCAAACCAGCAAATGATCCTGCAAATGATTTAGCGCTGCAACCATGAACTTACCCGCTACAATAGGTGATTGTCCAAACAGCGGATTCTGCGCAAAGTCCAGCAACACCTGAATATGCGCCTCGTGGTTCTGCCCCTCGAACGCCTTTACAGGCTTGCCAAGCACCATATTCACGTTCTCATCAACCGGATTAAGCGGCACAGCCTCCTGCGCAGGTGGCAAAAACTCTTCATAGTCAGGAATCTTCGCCATCTCAAACGCGCGTGCAAGCAACTTAGGTATGCTTATTTCCTGCGCAATCTGCGGATAGCCGCCAGCCAAGAACCCCATCACCGTCTGGATGACGAACTGAATCTGCGCAAATCGCTGCGTCTCACTGAAAATATTAGGATCGCTCACAGGATGCACATCCATGTGGCCTTCAAAATCCTGCGGCGTTACATAATCCTCTGGATCTGACCCAAACTGCACCTTATCCGGCATATGGTCACGATAGAGCCGATGCAATATCTCTAAGCAGCGCCGCTGGCTATCGTGCAGCCTTGCATGAATGGAACTAAATACCTTCGCGCCCTGTTCTATCAACGCCAACGCCGTACCCACTGGCATGTTATTACCAGCTTCCGCTATCGACTCCTCAGCCGTACCAACTACCGAACGTGCTGCTTGATCCAGATACCCCAGCAATTCAAACAAAACAGGTGATGGAGGATTAAACGGTGTCGCCATAAACACCTTGCGAATATCGTCCGTACCCATAGCATCGACTTCAGTAATCTGCGTCGGCGCAACCGATAACGAAGCCCCACCAGGATTCCCCTTCAGCTTAATACCGCCCGCCATGTTATTAATCAGCGCCGTGTCCAACAACGCCCGCAGCGATCCAGTCAACGCATCCGGCAAGCCGCCCATGCACTGCAACAACGAAAGCCCAAACACCCCGCGCCACGGAATAAAGGTCCAATCGACCAGATAATCTAACTCCGAAGCCGTCTCGTCACTCTCATCCCAATTCCGATAAATAGCTAAAACCTTACGGCTATCCTCATCAATCGTGATTAAATACGGGCAAGCCCTATCCTTCGGTGCAAGTCTATCAAACTCCATCTCCTCGTAAACGCAACCCTCGTTAATAATGCGCTCACCAGTCTCAGAAATGTAATCGTTCTTCTTGCCCTCAATGCGTGCAGTCTGCCGCGCGCTATACGTCTCTTCCTCAGTGCCAACATAACCACGGCCAAGCGAGTGATCGACATACTCACCCGAATCAATCTTGCGCCCAAAATCAAAGTCCGACATCCGCATACGGTGAAACTTGCGCTGCAAATCAAAAAAATTACGTGCTTCATACGGCAGCACAATATCGTCAATCGGTACAAATTCAGCGTTAGGACGCGCACGCGCATCATCCCAATAAATCTTCATGTACTGCGAACCGCCCACAGGTAACTGCGTAAGCAAACGCTCCAACTCAGGACGATATGACTTGATTACCTCAGTAAGCTGCCAGTTCATAAACTCGGTCTTACGCTTCGCCTTATCCATCTTTTCTTTATTCGGCTTGCCCTCAACCTTGGCGCGGACAGGCCCATTCGGTGGGAATAACTCTTTGATGGAAGATGCCGAGAAGTCGATAAATGATTGTGTCAGAATAGGATGCGTCACACGACTTGCACCCTCAAATCCCGCGCCTCCAGGAGCCGGGCTTCCTAAGCCTGCCTTCTGCAAACCAGCAGCCTGCATCTTATCTCTTTCAGTTCTAGCCTCAGCGTCCTGTTCAATCAGGTCAAGATACTTAGTCGCCAGTTCATCTATATACGATGGGGGGAATGTCTCGGCCAAATTCTGGAACCATTCAGTGTCTTTTGCTGGCTCGTTCTCGTCTAGAACTAGCGTTGTGGTTCCATCGCCATTATCCTGCTCTGAGGAGAAGTCATTATCCTCAAATTCAACTTCCTGTGTCGGTTCGTCCAATTCCGTCAGCCTCTCGCTATCGCGTTAAGACCACCGTTCGGACACTCGAAAGCGTCATCTCTTGGTGTATGTAAGTATGCTATACGCTATATGTGGTAGAACGTCAAGCGACTATGCGGATTTCTTCTTGCGGCCCGGTTTCGCTTTCGCATCGGGCGTAGGCACCATAAGCTGTGGCTCAAGTGTAGCTCCCGCTTCAGCTACACTCGCCTGACCCAACCAATACTGACAATCCTGCTTCGCGCCAGCAATCGCCTGCAACTCCGCAATACCCTGATCTTGAATCTTCTTCTCCATCGCCGTCAATTCCTCGATGCGCCGTTCGATCTGCTGCTTGTTCATGGCCTAATCCCTATTCGATGGTGTTGATAATGCTTCTTCTAAATTCCAGCCCCAATATATGCGTCCTCTGACTAAACGAGAATTTACACCACGCTCTCTGCATACGTCAACTAAATATCTTTTCTCCCCATTGTAATTAACGAATACGGCGCGGCGCTTATTCTTTGATTGATTCTCTAATGTCTCCCATTTGCAATTGGACGGTTCATAATTACCATTAGTGTCTATGCGCTCTATGCTATGATCGGTAGTCGGCTTTCTTCCCATATCAGACAGAAAAGTCTCATATGAATAACGCCACTCGTCGCAAACTATAATACCGCGCCCGCCATAGTCTTTGTAATCCTTATGCGGCACATAGTAACAACGATTCCGCATATTGAGCCAGCAACGATATTCTGCATTATTTCTGCTATCTCCATGAGTAGTCATGCGTGCTCTAGTTTTCTCTGAACGGTCGCACCCACAACTTGTCGTATGATTCCTTCGCAAGTTATCCATAATACAAACCACTTGTTTTCCGCAGTCACATTGGCACAGCCAGCGTATTTGACTTTTTCTCCTCTCAACAAAGGAGATAAGAACTAGGTGATTATATCTATCGCCAGATTTTAGATTGTATGGTTTATTTGATTTAGCTATGATGGCATCAGCCATAACGACTCCATTCGTTGTTGGTTAGAAGCCTCGCGGTGGTGGTACACTCGCGGGGTTTCGTATTTATTGCACAGATTCAGCCAGTTGTCAACTGTACGACCCTACGTCTGTATTGTAATAATAGGATGGTGTGCGCTCTGGAACAATCTTGCCCCGCAGATAACCCGTCTTATCTAAATACATAAGCGCCATAACGATTGCGTCCACCCCATCATCGTGAGCGCAATTGGGGAACGAGGTCAATTGCCCGTATGCCTTACTGAGCCACGACATCACCATCCCCTTGCGCTTGGGGTTGCGTGATTCTGGAAGCCATAAGTAACCGTCTCTGACTAGGTGCGAGACTAGATTAGCGCGAGCGCTCTTATCAAGCGAACCGGGATTAAACCCATAAACCGCAATACCAGCCCGCTTTAAATCAGGAATGAGTGCCGACCCGCTCGCCTTGTCCTCGACTATACACGCATCAACCAACTTATCATTCGCTCCGTATTTATTCGTATACTGGTCAATTACCGTATCGCGTAATTCTGGATAGGCCACCTTTTCCATATAGCAATCGAGTACCATAATTGAATACTTGGATGACCCCTCCACCGCCTTAAACAGCCCCAGCATCATGAGGCATGAATCATCCGCCGTTTGCTTTACGCTAAATGCCCCATCAATCGAAAGAAACACCGCGTCGAATGCTGGCAGTTCTTTATCGTGTGGCCATAGACGGAACCAATCGGGCTGAAAGATAACGCTATCCGATGCCATAGGGTTTTGCAGCATTTGGGATGACAGAATCGCGGGTGACATTTCCTGCACCTTTTTTTCCCATTCGTCCTGCGAAAAGTAAACCGGATTCCCCTCCGCTGTGCCGTCATCCGTAGCGGGATATATTCTAGGCTTCACCACTCCGCGCTCGATGTAAACCTGATATGCGTCCCCGACCTTGTACCGCGTCCCGATCATGCGCATGTGTCCGCCGCGCTTGCCAAGGTTGTGTGACATATCCAAAGCGTCGAGTGTCTTTTGCATTTGCTCGGCTGTACTGACGGATTCCATCGTAGTTACATCATCGTAAATTCGTATATCGAAATGGCGACCAGTTGGTGCGCCGTCAACAAGCCCGTGCGCCTCTACGGTAGCCTCCGGCGGGTTGCCCTTTCGTATTACAGTGATCCCCTGATCTTCGGACCATTTGGGCGAATCTTCCACGTTGTAAAATAGAATGTCATGAAAACAGCCGCGCAATTCCACGTTTGTTTCAAATTCCCGCTTGATAACGCGCAGGAACGATTTAGCCATAGGCTTAGTGTGCGAGAAAATGCCGATGGTGATTTCTGGATTGTTGATGATGTCGAAAATGGTTAGGGCAACAGTAATCACCAGCGAGTTGTGAGTTGTGACCATTGAGCGACCAGTCAAATATAGCCCGTCCTCTCGGTCTACTTGTATGCAGCGCATTGGCTCACTTAGTACGGGTTCACATGCTACAATATAGCGGCGCGGGTTACGGCGTTCTCCATCTTTGCATCGTTCCAACTTCCTAGACAATCTAAACGGCGGCAATGACTTGTATCCCTGAAACGACACATGATAAGAAACATGCGGCTTACCATTGTATGGCGTTCTATTGATGTATAGCGACGGCTTAAGGCCAAGCGTATCACATAACTCGATGAACTGATAAGCCAGCGGCTCTAACACTGTGCAGAATGATGCCGTCCCTCTTGTGTTGCACGTCCCGTCGGTATCCATTAGCCCCTGTAGTAATGCAAGCCGCTGCGCTTCGGATGCGCGGAGATACACTGACGGGATATGTTTGTTTTTTGCTAAACCTAATGCGCGAATTGCATTCATAAAATCGGATGAGGTTCGCTTGCCTTGAATGCCGTCGCCTAAACGCAATCGGACGCAATGCTTGCGCTCCTTGCGCGTTACTGCAATACCTTCGGCGCGCAATAGTCCACCCATCTCGTCGGCATCATTAAGCCCAGATGTAATTTGCGGCCCGTTAGAATCGCCATCACCAACCCATGCCCCTAGCAAGTATGGACTTACCGGCAATGCCACATCCGGCAACTGCAACGGTGCATTAACGCGCACGGCAAGCCTATTATCCGCCCCATGATTATGCGTTGAGATTTCTCGCGTATTCACAACAACTGATTCGCGGTATTTGCGACCATTTTTTGTTCCGCTGATTCGCTTGCGCGTTCTGCGCTCGACTTCCCATAAATGGTTGCCGCTGCATTTTATCGCGGTTCCGTCATCAAATGTAATGCGGTAGCAATCGGTGCCGTGATATATGGGGCTCAGTGCCACAACGCGGCAAACCGTCCCGTCCGGCGAGAAAATGGAATCGCCTTCTTTTAAATCGCCATGCCGCACCCAGCCAGTCGGCGTCGGCGTCGGCTCATCAAGCGACTGTGCCTTACCATGCTCCCGCGCCCACAGATCCAAGCACCCGTTAGGCTCTGCCTGTACTTCCCGGCAGCGCTCGAAAAACCAATCCGTATCGGCAAAGGTGCGCCCCAGCCCATACACCAGCAGCGCGAATAGATCACTCTTGTAAAGTAGCGTCTTGTAGTAAATCTCCTCTTTGACGCTCAATGTTTTGAACGAGCGTATTAAATCCCTCAAGACTTCCCGTGATGAGGCCAACTGCACCGGAGTGCTTGTGCTCGATTGCTGTTTTGTCACCAAATACCCCGCGATTCTCTTTACCAGCTTGCCATTTTTCCGCGTCAATCACCACACGCGCCACATCCGGTGCAATTTCACCGCTTAACGTGCGTTTAGTTATGTCGTCCATTCTATCGACTCTCGCAAATGCCCTAAATTCACGAGCGCGCGCGTATTTCTCGAAGAAATCAGGGAATTCTCGCAACCAATTATAAACCGTTGCATAATGCGGCATATCTGGTTCGTCTGGTAAATTATTTATATTTGAGCCTGCTGCGACGTGCGCACAAATTCTGTCTGCCAATTCTGGCGTATATCCTGAAGGTCTGCCCATAGCTACAGGATAAGCATTTACACCCATCCTGTCAATAGGCACGCATTTCCATTCTTTTGCCCGTACAGCGCGAAGACGGAACTAGGCGGGGGATGGTGTTGGAAATGGGAGCGCGAAGGTCTGGTGAGAGGTTTGAAAAACAGAAAAGCACGGGCGTGATAAGTATAGAACCACAAAACCGCAGCGCAGCAAGGTAAGCCGCACGCAACAACTAACATAAAAACCATTTGCTGCTATAAATATCGTTATAATTCATAAGGGTAGCAATTTGAAAAAATTTGCTGCCATCGATCTACCTTTTTGCTGCCATTTTTGCTGCCATCTAAGTCTCTATATTATATACCTTTTTTAATTAAATATTTAAATAAATAGGTAATAATAATAATAGACACGCTCATATGCGCGCGCCTGTGTACGCATACACACCTGCAACCCCCCGTCTATTTTTTCGATTGCTGCCATTTTTGCTGCCATGCTGGAAGTTATTGCTTTTATTCAAGAAAGTGCTGAAAACTGGTGAAATATGGATGGCAGCAGGCATTTGCTGCCATGCCGAAAAACCCCTAAGAATGTCGAATATGTTATAACGGTAGTCGCAAATCGTTAGTAAACACTTTTCTAATTTTATAAATATGTTTACATAAATTGACATGATTTCAGAAAGATGTTACAAGCATTTGGTTACTAACAATTTATACATGAGGGTAAAATGGACACTTTAAGTTTCAGAAAAAAGCATAATTTGACCGCCGGAGCGTTGGCGCAGCGTCTGGGTGTGGATCGGCAAACCGTCTACAATTGGGAGAGTGGGAACAGAAAAGCGGCTGGATATTTGGGCCTAGCGTTGGAAGCATTAGAAGCGAAATTGGTGAAATTATCGCCGCAAAAAACAGAGGCTAAAAAGAGCGCGGCAGCTATTGAAGCCGAAGCAATAGCTAGATATAGGGCATCAATTAATGATATAATTTAATGGGTTAGCTAAATAATGAACCGAAATGAATTATTTTAGTTTATTTTAGTTGACTGTGTTCGTTCGTTTTGCTAGATTCTGATTCAGGCAAGGGAAATAGCCCGCGCCGGGAACAGAAACCACAGGGGACAAAAATGGAAAAACTAATCGCAGCTTACCTGGCTAATCCGAATGACGCTAACGCAGAGAAGGTGCGCGCACATGGCACACGTAAACCAATGAGCGTTTGTTTGTTGTCGCCCGTTGAGCACTCGGCCTATCGTGATGCGCTTGGCCAATTAACCGCTATGGCAGCGTAGGGGGTCGGCACCACATGAAAAACGCACTCACCACACTAATCGAGGTTGCCCTTGTCGGGATAATATCGGCCATGGGAACACTAGCCTTCGCGTGCATATTTTCTACCGATGCGCGGGAAGTGTTCGGGAAGATTATGCTTTCGGTAATTACACTGCACAACATGTTTTAGGGGGAATTTATGACGCAGATACACACGCAGGGGCCTTGGTCGATGTACGAAGGATATGACGCAACTTTTATACGCACCACGGAGCGCAAAAAGGGTGAGATTACGCCGCGCTCAGTTGCGGAGGCAACACACCATGGAGATCACTACGAGCAAAACGGCGAGCGCACCGCGTATCGTCAGGCTACCGCAGAAGATCGCGCCAACGCCCGCCTAATCGCCGCCGCGCCTGAGTTGCTGGAGCGGTTAGAATTGCTGCTTAACTTGGCGAAATTCGATTGCATGGACGACAAGTCGAACGAGTGGCGCAACGAGATGCTATACACTCGCGCAGCAATCGCCAAAGCACGCGGGGAGGCATAGCCATGAACCAGCTAGATTTCCTAAACGACCCGCGCACGATTCAGCAGGTTGACCCGACGCCGTTAGAGGTGGCGATTAATAGGCAACCCATGCGCCGTTTTATAGTGGAAACTGAATTCCACGGCGGCATATGGGAAAACGTATGGGCAGAGGACGGCAAGCCCGACACGTTCGCCACACTCAATGATGCGGTGCAGGAGATCCGCGACCATATAATCGACTCGATTAGCGCGGTAGAAGCTGGGGACATGAAGGACAGCCCAGACCCTAGTAATTTTCGTATCGTAGAGGAATCGCAACGGGAAATAGGCCAAGAGGTTATGGCGGTTTATTATTTTACGGGACGCCCTTGGATGTACGAGGCGGCCTTATGAACACCTACCGCATATGCATAAGCTGCCCCCGTGGCGACAAATGGCTCACCTTGCGGGCGATCAGCGAAACCGCAGCTAGGGCAATCCTATATGTAAACGGGCGCAAAGGGCAGTATTTAAAACAGATTATTTTATGGAGGGAAGGGATATGAAAACGCTTTTAATAATCTACGCCATGGCCGGGCTGGCATTGATGCAGTGGGCCATGACACAAGCAGGCGATGCCCGTGATGCGTGGCGCTTGCAGGACGAAAACAATTTACGGCTGATTCTGGCCGTAAAATAAGAGGGCGAAGGTAGCATAATCATGAAAACCAAAACTTTTGAAGTCAGAGACAGAGCAACATTTATACCGGTATTTGCTATTAAAATGCAGCCGGAAAATGAAGGCCAGCGTTACCTATTGCGCCGCGCCGGTTACTCATGCCAGCCGGACGACCCTATCGTTATGGTGGGTTTTCTGGGTAAAGGGGGATGCAACTATGATTCTTACAGTTGGGGTGGTTCACGCACCATGACCGTTGCCCACCAGTATATTGAAAAGAATTTTGACGATCTAAGCAATGGTGACGTGATCGACGTTGAATATGTGTTGGGGGAAGCGGTGAAGGAGGCGTGATGTTAATTCGTGGCGGCTATTCCCCTCCACCAACCTAACCGAAGTGGAGTTTGTTGCGGAAATGAAGCGCAGAGAGCAAATGCTAGTGCCTCCATTTCTTCGTTTGTTCAAATGGCTGGCGAAAAGCGTTTGCCGGGCGAATTAAACTAAATTACTATAATTTAACTTAAACCAAAGGAGATTCTAAAATGTATGAGCAAAAAATAGATTACGAAGCGATACCCGATGCGGCACTAGCTGAGACAGTGCTTACGGAATTGCAATTTCACCATGACCACGACCAGATCGTGCAGGGCAGGTATTGGGAAGGCGGCAAGGGTTGCGCGGTGGGGTGTTTACTGAAATCAAGCAACCACGAGGAATACGAGCCGAAATTTGGCATTCCTTTAATGCTTGCGCGCTTGGAGGATCGGTTATTCGAGGGACTAAAGAACGGCGAGGCGAAGGCATGGCCCATGCAGTTTATGTCCACGGCTATGCAGATACGTGAAACGCGCCCGGAGAGATTGGAAGCGTTAAAGCCTGTCGGTTGGCAATTCTTGTATTGGCTGTTGACTGAGGAACTACCTAAAAGCGTTGTCGGTGAAGGTAAGGTTTTCGACGATGTACGCAAGGCAATTGCACAGTGTGCCGATATTCTGTTGCCACTAACAAAAGGCGATAAAGTAGATAAAGATGCTGCGGATGCTGCGTATGCTGCGTATGCTGCGTATGCTGCTGCGCGTGCTGCGTATGCTGCGGATGCTGCGTATGCTGCGTATGCTGCGGATGCTGCGTATGCTGCGGATGCTGCGGATGCTGCGTATGCTGCTGCGCGTGCTGCGGATGCTGCGCGTGCTGCTGCGCGTGCTGCGTATGCTGCGGATGCTGCGTATGCTGCTGCGCGTGCTGCGGATGCTGCGTATGCTGCTGCGCGTGCTGCTGCGCGTGCTGCGTATGCTGCGGATGCTGCGGATGCTGCGTATGCTGCTGCGGATGCTGCTGCTTGCTATAAGAGAATGTCTGACAAACTAATCGAACTAATGGAGGCCGCATGAAACCAACCATAAGCTGCCAACTAGACCAAGAAACCGACCGCACCGTTAAATTGTTTTGCCAAGAAAACGGGCGCATCAGTGAAGCCGCGTTTTTACGACAGGCTATTGCGGAGAAGCTGGCGCGGTGGAAGGCTGGGAAGTAATAGAAGGGGGGAGGCGGCGCGGCTGTTTCCCCTCCCATTCATATCCGTATTGTATTTTTACAACTTGACGCGGGCGCGCAAAAGGCTTTTTATAAAGGGAGCGTAAAGATAGGCGAACGGTTGCTTTTGACCGTACATAAATAGGGAGCGTGGCGCGTGTCACCGGCAAATATAACACCTCAGCAATTCAAGGACTTGGCAACCGAACTATTCGGAAACGAATGGATCGAGCAGTTATGTCTGCGTTTGGATGTGCAGCGGCGAACGCCGCTTAGATGGGCAAGCGGGGAACGCCCAATCCCTGCCGCAGTTGAGGAGCTTTTGCTATTCCTGCGTAATGGCCGGAGGAACGCGCTATGAAGGCCGCATTATCACTTGTCAGCCCGATAGACCACATCGGCGCATTTATAGACCACATGGCAGGGAACGGCTGCGAGCCAGCAAGCGGCGCGGATATAATAGCAGACGACAAGCGCCACCTGATAGGGCTAGCCGGGGATAAGAAGTCCGAGCGTGCGTTATATTACCGGCTGGATATTCGGGAAGGGTACAGCTTGGGCTGGTACAAGAATTGCAAAACCGGCGAGACTTACAACTATAAGAACGGGAAAGAGCCGAAGCGCAGCGCCGAGGAAATTGCGGCGATCAAAATGGCGCGGGAGAAAGAAAAGCGGCAGCGAGAGGCCGCAGAGGAAAAGACACATAAGCGCCTAGCTGCTAGACTTAAACGTGCTTTTAATAACCTACCGGCAGCCCGCGCGCATCCTTACCTGACAGAGAAGGGCGTCGAGGCGCATGGGATAAAATACCGTGCGAAGGGGAAAGAATTAATTATACCAATTTATGGTATTAAGGGCGAACTGTTCAGCGTGCAGCGCATTAGCGCGACGTGGAAGGGTTATTTTTCAGGTGGTAAGATTTCGGGGTGCTATTTCCCAATGGCAACCAAGGGGGGGGATTTCAGCACGATCCTGATAGCTGAAGGCTTTGCCACGGCGGCGAGTGTGCGGGAAGCTACAGACTTGCCGGTGGTGGTTGCTTTTGATGCTGGAAATTTAAAGCCGGTGGCGCTGGCGATGCGGAAAAAATATCCCGATGCGCGCATTGTGTTTGCGGCGGATAATGACCAGTGGAAATTCAACCCGAAAAAACGCCCAACGGGTTTAAAGTCCGACGACATAACGGGTGACTCGCCGGAATGGGAAAGGCTGCGCGCGGAGGGATTCACCTATAACACAGGTATTGATAAGGCGCAGCAGGCAGCGGCGGCGATAGGCGGCGGAATAGTGTTGGCCCCGCCGTTTACTGGAAGTGAGGCGCACAAAAAAAACGATTGGAATGATTACGCGGCGCTATTCGGCAATGACGCCGTGCGGGTGGCATTTGATGCGGCGCTGGCCATTAAGAAACCAGCGGCAGAACCTGAGCCAGAAGAATATGAGCCAGAGCCACCCGTGGGCGGTGATGATACTCTAATGGTCAGCCCGAAGATTACGGGCGACATGGGGATGAAATTCAAGGTGCTGGGGTATAATGAGGGGAAATACTATTATTACCCGTTCGCGCTGCGTCAGATTGTATCACTCACGGCGTCCAGCCACTCTATCCAGAATCTAATGCAGCTTGATAGTCTGGACGCATGGGAATCACGGTGGCGCGACGAGGACGGCAAGTTAAAGGCCAAGCACCAAGTAATCGCTCTTTATGCGTCCGCCTCCCTCATGGGGATTGCAGAAAAGCGCGGCGTATTCATGGAAGAAGATAGGGTGCGCGGTGGCGGTGCGTGGTTGGATGAGGGGCGCGTGATATTACACTGCGGCGATGCGCTGTATGTGGATGGGGATTATAAAAAGTTCGATGAATTGGTGACAGAATTTACCTATGTAGCAGCACCAAGACTATTACGTCCGGCGAAGGCAGCGTTAACTAATGCAGAAGCACATCGTTTGCGGGTAATCTGCGAGTCAGCGACATGGGAGAATCCCCTTTCCGGCTCACTGTTAGCTGGGTGGCTTGTAATAGCCCCCATTTGCTCCGCGCTGGCTTATAGGCCGCACATCTATGTCACAGGGGAATCAGAATCAGGCAAATCAACGATAATGGATAAAGTAATAAAGGCCGTCCTTGGTAGGGCTGCGCTCTGTGTAGAT